CGTGTTTATTGTTCTGTCACAAAGATAGCAGACTTTAAATTTATTGTATATGAGTTTTCTAAGGCAGGTATCTTAATTGATATTCATACAATTGATTATCATGTTGATGATTTCAAAGTTTTAGAAGATGAAGTCATGACGAAACTTGAGAATGTTATTGCATTTCTGAAGAGTGACGAGAAAATGAAGCAGGCTTACTTACATAAATTCAACATGTACAATTGAGGTAACCACATTGGCAATATCAGAATTACATCTAAACGATTTTAATAAATTGTTTACAGGCAATACATTAAATTATGGTAGACATACTTACTCTTTTAACAAAGAAGGCGAAAAAGAAAAAGGTGGTAATAGTCTTATTAAAGATAAACATTTGACTATGACGCCATATAAGAGTCACCTTGAAGGTAAAACAGGGCTCGGTATTATACCAATAACAGAAAAAAATGAATGTAAATTTGCAGTAATTGATGTTGATATTTACAATAAAGATTTCAAGCCATACCTGGATGCTATAGAAAATAATAATTTTCCGTTGGTACCTTTCTATAGTAAGTCAGGTGGCTTGCATATCTATCTCTTTTTCAGACAACATGTCAAAGCTAAAGAGGCTATTAAACGAATAACACAAATGTCAAGAATACTTGGCATTACATTACTCGTTAAACAAGTTAAAAATGAAAAAGTAGAAATATATCCAAAGCAAACAAAACTGGCACCAGGTCAAAAAGGTAGTTGGATAAATATACCATACTTTAATGCAGAGAAAACAAAACAAGGTCTTGCTAAGAATGGTAGTATGTTAAGCTTGGGAGAAGCAATTGTACATATCAAAAATAAACTTACTACAATCGAAGAATTAGATGATTTATTAAAAGATATGCCATATAATGATGCACCACCATGTTTACAAACATTAAGTTTATTGAATATGCTTGGTGAAAACAATGGTAGAAATAATTATCTATTTTCATTCGGCGTTTATTTAAAAAAGAAAGATGAAGATTATTTTGAACAAGAAGTAATGATGATAAATGAGCAATTACCTGTACCATTAGAACAGACTGAAATTGAGAGTACAATATTATCATCACTGAGAAGAAAAGACTATACATACATGTGTACAACAGCACCTTGTGTAGATTTTTGTGATAAAAAAGTATGTCAAAAAAGAGAATATGGCATAGGCAAATCTGGTGGTTATTTCACTAATTTAATATTTGGTAAAATGACACAATATAATGCAGCCTCACCATACTATGAATGGCAAGTTAAAGGTCAAGATGTTTCTGATTTTAAATTATTGCGTTTTAAAAATGAAGATGAAATAATAAAGCAAGATGTATTTTTACGTTTATGTTTTAGAGAACTTCATTTTTTACCATTTAAAATGAAACAGGTAGAATGGTTTAAGTTAGTTAATCAAGCATTAACTGAATTAGTAGCAGTCAGTGTTGATCATAGTGATGATACTTCACCACTTATGAGATTTCATAATTTATTCCTTGACTTCTTGACAACAAGAGCATTAGCCACTACGCGTGATCAAATATTAGGTAAACAAGTATTATTTGATGTAGAGAATGAAAAGTATTACTTTAGAAATAAAGATCTTTTAGAATATCTTTATGACTATAAAAACTTTAGACTATTTAGTTCTGCAGAAATACATGGTCTATTGAGAGATATAGGTGTACGTAATAAAGTTATAAGGTCTGAAACAAATAAACAGATTCGTGTGGCTGAAGTATTACAAAAAAATATAATATTAGAGAACATGCAAGAAGATAAGGTTTTTGATGTTGAATTTAAGTCATATGATGACAATGAACAATTTTAAGAGGTAAAGATATGCAGCAAAAAGAAATTATTTTTGGAGCTCCTGGTTGTGGAAAGACAACTTATTTGATAAATGTATTGAAAGAAGTATTAAAATCATATGCTCCTGAAAGAATCGCTATTGTTTCTTTCACTAAGAAAGGAGCATATGAATTATTGAACAGAGCATTAGCAGAATTTGATTTGCCAGAAGATGCTTTTCCATATGCCAGAACATTACATTCAATTTGTTTTAGAGCATTAAATATGTCAATTTATGACATGCTATCAAAGAATGATTATCGTGATTTTTCAAAGGCAATGAATATGAACTTTGTTGGTTATTATACAGAAGAGTTTTTCCATAATGATGATCGCTTTTTACATTTATATTTCTTGAAGCAAAATAATTATGACATGTATATAAAAGTACGTGATGCTATGCAAGAGAATATTATTACTTTGAAACATGTTGCACATAATTATAAGCGTTATAAAGAACATGCAAAGAAACATGACTTCACAGATATGCTATTAAATACAATAAAAAAAGATATAAATCTTGATATTGATATTGCAATTATAGATGAAGCTCAGGACCTTACAACATTGCAATGGGACACGTGCGACGTGCTATTTAAAAATGCCAAAAGAATATATATTGCTGGTGATGATGATCAAGCAATATATGAATGGACTGGTGCAGATATAACAAGATTCTTGAGTATTGATGGCACCAAAACAATCCTTAATAAAAGTTGGAGATTAAGAAGTAATCTATTAACTTTTGCTAAGAAGATAACAAGTAAAATTGATGTTCGAGTTGATAAAGATTTTAAACCTCTTGAAGAGGGCGGTAATATTCATTACTATAATACAATAAAAGATTTTAAATTTAATCCAGAAGAAAGTTATTATTGTTTAGCACGTAATAATTATTATTTAAAACGTTATACTACTGAACTCAAAAGACAGACTTTGATATTTCAACATAAGCATAAATTATCTGCAGACCCAGATATTATTCATGCCATAAACAGTTTCAATGCTTATAAGAAAGGTGAAGCACTCGACAAAGATGCTATTAAAGTGCAGAAATATTTAAAAAAAGATGCTAAGCATATTGATAAATTATCTTGGTTTGAGTGCTTTAATTTAAAACCAGATGATATTTTCTATTACAGAAAGTTGATTCAAAATAAGGTTGAAATTACCGAACCAAAGATAACAGTCAATACAATACATGGTGTAAAGGGAGGTGAAGCAGATAATGTAATACTATTTATGGATGTCACTAAAGTTGTATATCATAATTTATATACATTGAGTGACAGTGAATTAAGATGTCTATATGTCGCATGTACAAGAGCAAAATTTAACTTGCATATTATTCATGCCGAGACCAAGTACAGTTACACAGAAATATTTAAGGAGTTGAATAATGAGTATAATCTTTGAAGGTGTAGACGGAACAGGAAAAACAACAAGAGCTAAAGAATTTCCAAGAATATATACAGGTCATTATGATTATATACATAATCATGATAAAACAAGAAAACCTGTTGATATAGAAAGTGAAGTGACAAAGGAAATGTTACTAATGACATATTGTGATAAGATTTTATTTGATCGCAGTTATATTATATCAGAATATATTTATTCTAAAGTTCTAAGAAGAGAAACTCCCGTGACACTTGATTATGTCAAAGCTCTTATTGAATTGATAAACTTAAGAAGTCATACAGTTAATTTATTTGTTTTTAAGGACAGAGATAAATTGATTCTTAAAGATGAAGATAGCAAATTACCGTTCATTGAATTGAATAATGCTTATCTACAATTGTTTGATATTGATGTAAAAGTTGAAAGAATGGCAGTTGTAATTATTGATGATAGGAGTCCAATATGAAAATGATTAAACAATATATTAAAGTAATCACACCAGAAAGTGAATATAAAGTATTCGCCTCGCGTATAGAGAATATCGCACGGGTCTGTTATCAGTCAGCTGGTAAAGATGTAACATCAAAATTTATTCGTAGCTTAATTAAAAGTGGTCATGAGGCAATGATTGAACATAGTAGTTTATCAATTTCATTTATCACTGATCGTGCTACAGCAAATGCTCTTGTAAGACATAGACATTGTTCCTTTGCACAGGAGAGTACACACTATATCAATTATGCCAAAAAGTATGGTGATCTTACTTGTATAAGACAAGTAGCAATTGAAGATCAAGAGACTTTTGAATCAATGTTATATGACATTGAAAGTGATTATATTAAATTGAGTAACGAAAAGTCAAAAGCTAAAAGAGCTTTATTACCATTAGCCTTTAAGACTGAGTTGGTTATCACAACAAACTTAAGTGAATGGAGATCAATCTTGAAACGAAGAACTTCAAAGAAAGCTCATCCTCAAATGCAAGATATTATGCTTAAGGTACTTGATTGGTTTAAACAAGAATTACCAATATTTGTGGAGGATATAGATGCAGAAAGATAACCGCGATGATATTTATGAGCGACTTGAAAAACAGAATGGTCGTAATAATCAAGTCATAAAAGCAATTGAAGAGTTTGCCGAGTTAATAAAAGAATTAACAAAACAACTTGGCAAAGATACATATACGAGTACTAAAAATATCTGTGAAGAAATAGCTGATGCTCGTGTTTGTCTTGAACAACTTGAGAGATTCTTTGACCCAAATGGTATTGCAGTTGAAATAGTTATAGACTATAAACTTCGTAGACTTGAGATGTTTTATCTTAAGGCTGATGATACTATTGATGATGATGACTTAATTTTCAAGTCGATAGATAAATGATTAAATCGTCAATGACGACCAATGATTAGGTTTTTAGGGGTATATTAGTATACCCCATTTATATATACTTTATTCGTCAATGACTATTGAAGTATCTAATAGATCATTTCAAATATTCCGGAGGAGTGTAAATGGGAACTTTAGTTAAGTACTGTGAAACTTGTAATAAACAATTTATGCCTTATCGACCATTTCAAAAATATCATAGTGATAAATGTAGACTTATTGCTCATGAAAAAGAATATCGATATGTAAGAAAACCAGACGTCACGAGACAATGCAGACAATGTGGTACGGAATTTGTAACAAATAATAAGAAGAAGGTATTTCATAATACAAAATGTCAAAAGGAATATCAAATTGAAAATCGAAATAATCTGGAACCTGATGAAAGAACTTGTGCATACTGTGGTGATAAGTTCGAGACAACCCATCATGCCAAAAAATATTGTCACACAGACTGTTATGATGAAGCCAAGAAAGAGAGGGAAAAGAAATGAGTGACTACGATATATCTTGGTATAAGTCAATGACAAACATACGTACTGATTTTGAAAAGAGTCTTTTTGAATATTATCCTGATGCACATTTTAAATTATTATCATGTGGTTTATATGCTAGTGGTATGATAGAAATTGCATGGGAAATGTACAAAACAGGTATAAGACATGCAGTAAAGGGAGTGGACTAATGGCAATTAGTAAAGAGACAATAGATAAATGGAATCGTTATGTTAATGCTTGTGATGAAGATGAATTTCGACATAAAATGAATGACTGGGAAAATGAATTTATTGATTCAATACTTGAAGACTTACATTATGACAAAATATTAACTCTGAAACAAGCACAAAAGTTAGGTCAAATATATCATAAGGTGGTAGAATAATGGAAGATATAAAAGAAGTAATGAAGGCTGGTGTATCTATTTTAATGGATACTATATTAAATCTTTTACAAAAAGATCCACATGGGTGGAGTGAAAGAGGTTGTTCTACTTGTCAAGCCATATCAAGTATTTCTGGAAGACCTTTTGGTTGTAGTTTATACAGATTACAACGAGAAACTCAAAGAAAAAGAGAAGCAGAGAAGGACAAAAACAATGTATGAGAAAATGGGTAATATAATATCTCTTGATACAGAGACAAAAGACCCGCTATTGACAAATAAGAAGAAGTCATTGCCAAGTGGCCCGGGAGTCTTTAGAAGTACTCCACATGACTATCGTAATGAACATGGTTATCTTCTTGGTGTATCAATGGGTGATGAACATGGCAATAAATGCTATCTCAATTTAGGACATTACGAAGCAACAAAAGAATTAAGGGATGTCAATGTCAAATATTTAAAAGAAACCTTGGCACAGGCTGACACGATCATTGGCCAGAATCTGCTATATGATCTTGATTGGTTAGAGAATTGGTTAGGCATTAAGGTCAATGGTACCTTGATTGATGTTGGTGTTGCTGAAGCTCTGCTTGATGAAAATCAAGGTAAATACAACCTTGACTTCATGGGCATCAAGTATTTTGGTGAAGGCGAAGGCAAAGCAAAAGATAAAATACAGCAATTTTGTGACGATAATAATCTTAAAGGCGATGTTCGTAAATGGTTATGGAAAATGCCACATTATCTTGTTGAAGAATATGCTATAAGAGATATTGAGCTTCCTATGAATATCTGGAAGATACAGGAACCTCTTCTTGAGGCAGAAGATCTAATGCCATTGATGAATCTTGAATGTGATCTATTAAGAGTACTACTTGTAATGCGAAAGAATGGTGTCAGAATTGATGAAGCCTTACGTAAATCAGCAGCTGATGAACTATATAGTTTAGTTAAAGAGAAACAAACTTGGATAGACAAAGAAGTTGGTTTTCCAGTTAAATTCAGAAGTTCTAAACATCTTGCTTTTATATTTGACGAAAATAATATGCCTTATCCGATGACAGACCCATCTAAAACTTATCCTTATGGTCAACCATCAGTACCACGTGACCATTTATTAAGATTAGCAAAAGGTCAATTAACTGGTTTTGATGCTGAAAAGATTACTGACCCAAGACTATTAGAGATTGGACAATGTTTAGCAGACTTAAAAAGAGCTGATAAAGTTGTGAGTTCATTTGTTGATGGTAGTCTATTAAGATTTCAAACAGAAGGTAACTTAATTCATTGTAGTTTCTATCCAATGCGAACAGATGAATATGGCACGAGGTCTGGAAGATTTTCAAGTGCGAATCCAAACCTACAGCAAATACCATCAACTACTGTTGATATGTACTATGGCACATTAACACGTCGGCCATTTGTACCACTTGAAGATCATCTATGGCTTAAACTTGATTATTCACAAATTGAATATCGATTCATGGCCCACTTTGCACGTGGCCAGGGAGCAGATGCTGTTAGAGAACAATATAATTTTAATCCAAGAACTGACTATCATAAAATGATTGAAGATTTAACAGGATTGAAAAGAAGGTATGCAAAGAATTTAAATTTTGGTGTGGCATATGGGATGGGAGCAAAACATATGGCTGAGTTCTTTCAATGGGATTTAGATTATTGTTATGATATACTTCGTATATATCATGCTAATGCACCATTTATTAAGAGTACAATTAAGGCGGTTGAACGAAGAGTGAAAGATAAAGGTTATATCAGAACCTTCTTAAAAAGACGGTCACGTCTGATTGATAAGAATAAGGCTTATACAATGTTTTGTCGTTTGACACAAGGTTCAGCCGCAGACCTTATGAAGAAAGGTATGTATGAAGTTTACAAAGCTGGAATATTTAATACACTCATACCAAGTTTAACTGTACATGATGAAATTGATTGTTCAATGCCAATCACAAAAGAAGGTATGGAAGCTGCACGTGAGGCTAAACATATCATGGAAACATGTATTGAATTAAAAGTACCAATCATTGCAGATATGGAGATTGGCAAAAATTGGGCCAAGTTAACTGCAGTTGATAAAGAATGGATTGGCTTAACAAAAGCCGAAGAAATGGCAGACTTTGAAAAGAAAGTAAAGGAGATTGCATAATGGCAAGAGATATGAATAGTTTTGCAGCAATAGGTAGATTGACAAGAGATATTGAAGTTAAAATAGCCGGTGGATATACCATTGGTAACTTTTCACTTGCAAATAATTATATTAAAAAAGGTGAAACAGATGTTAATTTTATCAACTGTGTAATGTTTGGTAAACTCGTAGACAGTATTGGTAAATATATGACAAAAGGAAAACAACTTGCTATCACTGGTGAACTCCGTCAGAATCGTTATCAAGTTGATGGACAATCAAGAAGTAAATGGGAGATTATTGTGAATACAGTACAGCTTCTTGGTAACAGTGGTTCTGGTAATGCAACACGTTCAACTGAGCAAGCATTCGAAGCCAATGATGAACAATTTGAGGATGATATACCATTTTGATTGAATCAAAAATGCTTGATAAGATCAAAGGTTTATTACCTTATGTTTTCTTTCAGGGTATTGAGAATATGATTGATGTTGCAACACCAGATGTTTTCTTTACATTTGCTGAGGCCATTGGATGGTTTGAAATTAAACAACTTGATCGTGTACCGAAGTACAAGTTCAAAATGCCATGGCGTTCGGGGCAAATGGAATGGTATCTAAATTATAAACATCAGTATCAAAGTATTGGTGATTACTTTATCTTATTGACATTAAAAGACAGTTGGTATATCATTCGTGATATAAAAGAAATATATACTATGAAAGAGATTGAAGGTTGTTATATGTGTCAAACTAAAGATATGAAAAGATTTACTAATAAGTTTGAAATGTTTATGCTTTCAAATTGTAAGAATCATCAAATCGTCAATGACATACAATAATTAGATTTAGGGGGATATTCATATATCCCCCATTCTTATACACTCCATTCGTCAATGACTATTGAAGTTCTCAATAGATCAGATTATCAATATCACTTAGTCAAGAACAAGATGCCCCATAATCTTAATACGATATCTACCTAATAGTTGAAGATCATCCTGAGTATATTTAACAAATGAATCTAATGTTGAGCCATCTAATTCTATAACAACACCAAGTTTATCTTCACCACCTGAAGTCTTTCTTACAGCTAATGAGAAATCTCCACCACCACCTGAACGAGTTATATATTCAACGTCGTATGCAGAAGCTCTCCAACCACCATTGTCAAATACAGCTAAAGCATAATATGCAAAAACAGGATTTTCAAAACCAAAATATTCACCATTTGTTAAAGCTGTTAAATTACCAAATTTACCATCGTCACCGCCAGAAGTCATAATCATATCAATAATCATTCTTGTTAAATGCCACTTTTGACCATTAGGTGGATATGTTATAAATTTAATTGGTGAAGCAAAGGTACCTAAAATAGCCATATTAACATTGACACGTTTTGAAAACTCAACTTTAGCAGAGTCTAAGTCATGGGCAATTGGTGGTGTTATTGATATATCATTACCATCAACATCTACAACAGCATGCTGACTAAATCTTGTACCAAGAACTCCAGGTAATGAGGTATCAACATAATGTATATTTAGATATTCTTTATTTGGTGCAGCGAGTACACTGAACCCGTGTCCAGCTTCAAGAGTTAATATATTTGTACCTCTTGTTGGTGTTCCAGTAATAACAATATCATTTAATTCTTGATACATAAAATGTTCAACTGAAGGTGTTGATTGATCTTGTCTATTAGTATCAACATTATTATGAACAGTACCAATAATAATCTTACCAGTATCAGCTGAATCTCTATCACTATTTGCACACATAATATAAATATCAATAGGTTCTGACGATTTAAATTCTTCACTCTGACTTAAGTCAAACATTCGTACTGCTTCATCAGGTATGACACCTGCATCAGTATCAGTTGGCTTTGTTGGAATATCAGGAGCATCTTCACCAGATAAGCGATATGTATAATAATAGTATACAGTACTGATTGCTGAACTTAATTTTATACCTTTAATCCCTGATGCAATCTTTACCCATTGCCATTCAGGTATGTTTGTTACTACTGGATTTGCCATAACTTACTCCTTAATTTTTTATTAAAAAACCTTAAACGCAATTATAGTAAGACCAATTGCTGATATAATGCTAATCACTAATCCAATATTATTCTTCAGTTCTGCTTTCTTTATTTCTCTGTCTATATCCAAAAGCGACGTCCTCAAGTCTGATACTGAGCCTAATAATCTGTCGCCCGTATTCTTCAAGCTGACGTACTCCTCCAGTAATTTGCTCGAGACTGTTGCTAAGCCATTCGCTTTCTGCTCTAACGAACTCAGCAGTCGATTTACTTTCTGTTGAAATGTCGCTAGCCGAGCTTCCAACTGTGGCAACTTTATCAATAAATCTATTAACGTCAGTTGTGTATTGGTTGATAAGACGTTCAACTCCAGTGAAATCTCCCCAAGCTCCATTGTAAGTTCCGCGTATGTTGGCAACATTGGGTCTGCCGATAGCATACCAACAAATACCAAGGACAAAAGTAGTAAGCAGAATAGTAATAAGATATTTCTTAAACATTTCATTTCTTCTCCGACGATTTTCTCATATCATTTATAAGTGTAATCACACCTTTGACAACATTCACACCAAGATAAACCCAAGCTATTGTAACCCATTGATCACCTGTTATTAATTTTAAAAACAAACCAACTGTTGCTATTGTAAATACAATAAACTTTTTAGGCAACACTTTGTTAAAAAAGAAGTCTATATTTTTCATAATTTAATCCTCAATAAATATATATCTGTAATCAATAATACGACCAATTCGAGCTGTTTTTGAACCGTATTGTGAATAAGAATCAAAGGTCACATTGTCATTAAGAGCAACAATAACAAAATGTTCAACTACTTTATTACGTTCTGTGACACGTCTGAATCTTGCAATACGGTACATCCATTTATCATCTTTTTTAACACGTTTGCCATAGACTTTTTTACCCATCTGACCACTTGTGATATGTAGAACCCCGGCCACGGCACCTTTAATCATTGTAACTTCTTCACCAACAAGTCCAACATTTCGACATAAGGTATAGACATTATTAACATCAGAAACTGACAAGCTAAGTCCAGATTTAAGTTCATATAATCTTGTGACGTCTAAAAAATAACATCCCCATTCTGCTAAATCAGGATGTATACCATCTGTTTTTTGATAAATCATTTTTTCATACCTCTCTCAACAAAATAGTTAATCATACGAGTTGACATTGCTTCAACATTCTCAACAGAGGCCCTAAGACTGATGACATTTAATTCAATCTCATGATCTTTTTCTTTAAGTAATTCAACATCTTCTCGTAGTTTAGTTAGTGTGCTAATCTCTACTGTTATTTGTACAAGCTTTTCATCCACTTTTTTAGACCGCCTTGAACTCGATATTGTAAACCATATTACAATAATCAAAGCAAGTGCCCCGGGTCCATAGTTGTATAATACTGCAATAAAGTCCATTTATATTCTCCTATTTTTTCACTAACATTTCATCTTCATAAATGTATCCACCATTGTCAATATCTTCTGGTAATTCTTTACCCCAGGGATACCATTTTAAACCAGTTGCGTCTTTTGGCTTTTCAAGTGCTCTTGACCATCCCATGTAAGAATTATCTTCTGTTTTAATCAGTATAAAATTATATTCAATCGGTTCTATTACATCGTATCCGTCCATTTTATTTCTCCTTTAAGTTATTGTAATTACAGCTTCACTCGCAATAAGACTCATAGCAGGTGTTGTATTTGTCATGCCTGTAGAAATCCCTGTTTGATTTATTATACAGGTAATCTCTTTTCCAAAAATTACCACATTACTTATAGTGAATGAACCTATAACAGCAGATAATACACCATCTAAACCACGAAATCTAAAAGTATTTCCGGGGATGATTGTTATTCCAGTTCCTCGTTTTGGTATTTCAGGCCATATAAAAGATAATCGTAATTGATCGTCATTACTTTCTTTGTACGCCTGAATTGTTGCAAGACTAAAAGCCCCTCCCTGACCTCCCATTCTCATCTCTTCTCCTGCTTCAAGGAATGTTCCTGCTGTTATTCCATCGGGGAGTGTAGGAGTATCATCAAGGTATGGCGTTACAAGAAAAAATCCTTTTTGTCCACTGCCTCCAATATTTCCTCTAATCTGAGTCAATAATGTTAATGTTGTAGATACATCAACATTTACCTGAATCTTAAATCCTGCATTTGAGACACTATCTGATTTCGCAAGTCTTACTCCAATAATTCCTATCAAACTAAATGACGATCCATTGGCAGATCTATCAACAATTTCAATAGATGTATTATTTTTTGTTCTTGCAATTCCTCCACCTGTTACAGCTACACGAAAAGAAAAAGTACCTTGTCTTGCACTTCCAAGTATATGAGTGGAAAATTCTGCTTGACATGGTTCACCAGTATTACCGGTAGTCTCCGCAATGGTATACCATCCATCAACACTCAAAGTTCCTGATATCAATTCCTGTGAATCGATTCGTCCTGAAGTGAAAGAACGAGGATTGATAAGACCTATTACTATTGTTTCCCAAGAAGCAGCAATACGTCTGAAACGACCAGTTTGACCAGATGTTACAATCACAGAACTAGCATCAGTTGTGATAGTAATATTATCAGTCACATGCGTATTTGTAATCTCAACTTCATTACCATTAACTGCAAGAAAGATTTGTGTTAAATCATAATTAGTATTTGTTTCTATTTGAAGAGTATCAATAAAAGGTAATGCTGTATATACACTACCACCATCGCCTCTTTTACGAGGGTCTCGAATGGCATCAGTTATACCAGTAGCAATTACTTCTTGTCCAATACCAAGAATAGGATTATTACTTGTTAAAGTTGCTTGAGTTTCTTTAAGTTTTAATAGTACAATATCTTCACTAGCCATATATACCCTCCCACACGGTGCTGTATGGTCTCTCTCTTAATTTAATTCTATTTACTTTTAATGCATAATCTGGTTGTTTACTTACTACTTGTCCACGTACTAATCCAAAATATATATCGCCAATTTCTTCAATAGTTACTGGCGAAATTACCTCTTGATACTTCTGTACTGCAGTTATTACTTCTTGCTTTGTTGGAGCACTTGCAATAACCTCAAAGAATACAAGATTATTAGTAAACTTCTTTTTTAATAATATTAAATTGACATTTATTACATCATATAGTTTCAAGTCTAAATACTGCTGGCCCATTAATTCCAATTGAAAGACTTTACGAATCTTAAAATAATCTTCAGCTTGAATTACTGCGCGATCAGTTGCCTCTGCTTCTGTCTCCAGGCCACTATCTTTATTATAGACTGTCTCTATTTTATACTCAGCAAAAGATTCATCAAAATAAGTTAAATCTTCAACACGTGGTGCTGTATCATTTAATATTGATTTATTATAACCAATATATATTTTATTAAAAACATCTTCTCTGTTTGACTCAGCTTCAACTTTTGCAGGATCTTTTATATGAATCGTAGGTACAGTTAATTCAACATCACGATTTGGATTATCAACTCTTATTGTTCTTTTATTATCTGCTGTATTTGTATATCTAAAACCAACAGAAGATAACGCTTGTACCTCTCTTATCCACTCATAAATATCTTTAGTTATATCCATATATAATGAAACAGGCGCCAAGAACACTTCTTCAAGTTCCCATTCAGTTGTATCATATCCTGAACTATCATATGGTAATCCTAACCATCGCGCATTCATATCTTTTATAGGATCACTACCATATGTGGTCACAATACCTTTTATATGAGCTTTAACAGGCAATGAGTTATAAGTACTACCACTAACTGCTTTCGCATCAGGTACTGTCACAATTCCAGTAGCCCAGTTGACACTTATACCAGTATCTTCAATCCAAACATCATTTGAATCCTTAACATATACTGTAATATCTGCTAAGGTAGAACCTATCAGGACTTCAAGAAATTTAAAGTCTGCATCAGTACCTGCATCTATTGCATTTTCATTGATACATAACCCGGGCACATCACGAAGTGGCCCATAACCAAAAGGTAAAGTCTTACCAATATTTGTATCACCAAGATCAGGATAATCATCAACATTCAAAATTATAGAAGGCACTTGAGCAGTTAGTGTCTTTCTCACATCTTGAATGTCAACTTTAAATTCAAATGCAGAGAAGTTATAATCTTCCACAAAATACGTGGCCCGTTCTATAAGATCACCATATTCATCGCCATCTTCACCAGTTTTAATAGCAACTTTATTTCCATATATTGGTGTATCTTTAAATTGATTAAAGAACCTACTATTATTATCAAAAACTAAAGTCTCAATTATAAAAGATAATTGGTCATAGTTAAACTTATCAACACTTGTCAGAATACTTGGAAAAGAAACTAATAATGGTCTAAATGTTCTACCTTCAAAATATCGCACACGATCATTTGTTAAACCTATAGATACGCCATAATCAAAATTAGCATCAATATAATCAAGATTATGTAAGGGATTAAGATGAATATATAGTATTTGATTTGTAGCATCCCAATAAAAACTTTGGTTATCACTTTGCATATCTGTAATAGAATCTTTTGTAGTATAATTTATATTATTTTGATATACAACACCAGTAACAATTGTTCTTGATGTTAGTGGTTCTATAACACCAAATGTTGTAGTCCAGAAGTCAGCTATTTCTTCATTAGCTGCACCATAATAGAATTTAAATGCTATAACTCCTGGCCATTCTGACGGTGCATAAAAATCTGAGATTTCTGCCAGTCTTGTAATTTCTGCTGTTGTAAACACTTATCACTCCATTATTGCAATCGACTTTACATTACTACCATCATATATCAACAATGGTGTTTCTCCAGCTTCCATTAAAGGTATTGCTCTTATAGCTGTTCCATTATAGTATCTTAATTTTTGATTTGTTAAATCTGCCTGATCAGCAATAATTACTGTACCATCTGCTAATTTCATTTGTAATTTACCAGATGAGTCATAGCCCATTGCAATCATACTATATGTTTGAGTAAAACCATTATGTGACGCATCTACTTGAATCACGTGACAAACAACTCGTATTCCTTGTATTTTTTTACCAAGAGGATAAGTATAAGTTTTCTTGCCAGATTGGTCTGTAGAACCTAAGTATATCCAATTGTCTTCATATTTATAATAAAAATCCTGTGAAGCATCATTAGCTTCAAGACCACTCTGGGCTGCAATAAATGAAACATAATCTACATTGTGTGCAATTGCAAATGTTATAGTCCCTGTAGCAATATCGTCATAAGGGTTAGGAGCAGTTGGTCCAACATATGCATATGAATTATCATCACCATCATTTCCATAGGTTGGACCCATACTATAACTGGTGCTCGGGCATAATCTGTCGCCATATCTATATCCTCTTCATCTTCAACCTTAATTTCATTATATATAAAAGTATTTATATCTACTCTATTATTACAAGATACAATTAACATACTTAATATAAATAAAAACCTAAACTTCTTAAGCATTTGATCTAAACCAAATTTGACCTGCTACTGGTGAACCTGGATCAGAAGTTAAATCAGCTAACTGAATTGTATTAAATGTTGGATTATCTGTTATGTATGAATATCTGCTATTTGCAATTGATAAGTCACCAACTAATATTGCTTTTGTTTCATCAAAAATATACAAATTATCAGAACTATCATAATAACCATTATATATTTTATTCCACGTCACACCACTTAAATTAGCAACAAATGCAAAATCTGCTGTTGCTCCACTATCACCACTATTAGGTATTAATTTTACATAATCACTTGGTGTTCCAGTAATTGCAGTATCACTATCTGTATGATATACAACTCCCTCAACTTGAAATGTTGCGCCTAATGGGATATTACTACCATCAACTTGTAATGGGTCATTTAAACTCAAGAAAGCTTTAGCTACAAGATTTATAATCTTTGCCCAGTCACCTGATACAGGATTTGGTGTAGTTGGATAATCTACTCTATTACAAGCCATTTAACGTGCCTCCATTACTGATATAGCAAGATCAGTAAATTCATTTATTTCACTTTCTGATATATCAGAATCAAATATTGCATACATAGGTTTCTTTGTTGTATCTTCATGTCTATCAAGCCAGAACCCTTTACCCTTATGAACATAGTCATAAGTTGCAATAAAAGCATCAGCTTGAACTTCTGTAAGTTTATTCATTGCAATAGGAAAACCTCTGAGTCTTATACCAGTATTAAATAATACTTGTCCGCCATCTGTTTGTGCAAATAATGATGTGTCTTTATGCTCAATTTTTATTGGCTTACCAACATTATGAAGTTGTGTATAATTACCACATGAAAAACCACCAAGAAATGCTGCACTAACTGCACTTACTAAAGATATCTCAACCGATCTTACAGTTGTTAATTCAGTAATATATTGTTTTACTTCAGTACCAGGAAATGCTATTACAGTTGTACTAAGTACTCCACCACCACTATCTTTAAACACAACAGTTATTGACGAAAGATTATGATAACCTAAAAAGAAACTATCAACTGAAATATCTGCAGCCCATGTGACTGTAATTACTGAACTTGCTGCAGATGCTTGTGTGATATCTTCGAGCATATTAGCATAGATATTTGCCACAGGATAATTACCATCAGGATTTGTCATTGCAATTGAACTATTTTCTTCAATCATATTTCTTGTTAATATTCTCATAGTTTGACCTGCCCATTTCTATAGTATTTCGCTGAATTAGTTGCAACTATTTTACCATCAAGATATGTATTATTAACAATATGAATGACACCACCATCACTTCCATTTGTGAGTTCATTTGCAACATTTTTCTGGCCTGCCTTATTCAAGATTATTTCACCAGCATCTGCAAGAACACTTGTCGCGTCACCTTTATAAGATGAACCTGGAATTACGCCACCGTCTCTAAATTTAGGTGGTTTAGGTTTTGATGCACCAATTGCGAAAAGTTGTGCTGCAGCTAAACCAGTCATTACTAAACCACCTATAAAACCACCAGTTGCATAACCTTCTAATATTGCAAGTGCTGACTTAGTTATTGCTGCCAGACCATCAGCTGCCCATGATACTAAATCTGCTTTATACTGTAATTTAGCAATCTTCTCATTTGCATCATCAGTTGCAGCAATACGTAACGCATCATATTGTTCTTGTATTGTTAAACGATCAAGTTCATTTTGAATCAATAATGCTTTCTGCGCGTCACCGGCTCTAAGAGCATCAAGAAATTGACGTTCAAGTTTTTCACGTTCGGTTTCTTCCGCGACCCCGGCTGCTTCAATTGCAGCATCTTCAAGAGTTTGTATATCTGCAAGTGCTTGAGTTAATTGCTCTTCTTCAACTGATATTAGATTACCTATAACAGCTTGAATAAGACTATCAAAAGCATCAATAAAATCTAATACAACATCTGTAATTTCTTCAAAGTTATTTTTAAAAGCTTCTAATCTTGCATTATCAGCAAGTATGTCATAAAGCTCATTTACTTTAACAATAGCTTCTTCATTACCTTCAACACTTTCCAAAGCTCTTTCACGTTCAATTTCAATAAGTTCTAATTCAGATAAAGCTAACTTATCAATCTTATCTTGATATAACGCGATTTGTTCAGTACGTTCATCAAGGGCTGTTTGTTTAATACCTTCTGCTAAAGCATCAAAATAATTATCTATAGCTATTGTAGCTGATTCATTACCTTCAACAAGGATTAATGCTTTCTGTCTTTCAATTTCATTTAACCCAAGTTCAGTTGCAGCTAAATCTCTGAGTTTATCAATATATTCCTGAGTTGTAGTAGTTGCATCTTCAACTGGTTTAATATAATCACCAAATAATTCAATGAACTTTGTAAAACCACCACCAGCAATTGTAAAACCTTCTGCAAGTAATTTATTTGCTGCATTTAATACAGCTGTTGATTGTTCTCTTTCAAGATCAAACTTTTGTCCATTTGCTGCATACAAAATTTCTTTCTGTATGAGTTCAGCTAAAATAATGTCTAACTCTTCTTGTATTGCAAGTCGTTTTTCTAAATCTGTTGGTTCATCATCGTCTCTCACAGCACCAAATTCTACTTGATATTCTTTCCAAAGTCGAATAAGCTCTTGAATCTCTACCTCTTCTGCCTTTAATCCTTGTTCAACAAGAGCAGTCTGAGCTTTTAGAAAAGCACCTGATAAATCAGCATTACGATCATATTCATCACCAAGTAATTTCTGAAACTCTACAGATCTTTTAAATGCAGTTTCTAATGTCTTATATACTTCTGCAACATTTGCTTCTGTCTCTAATTCTGTGTTAGCTTCCTCTTTTGCTTTATCAATAAGAAATTGTCTTAAGGCTGCCTGTTCAGCTAAAGCATCACGTACTGATAAATTTAGGGCCTCTATTCTTTTACCTTCTGCAATTTCTTCTTCAAGTAATCCAAGACGTTCGCCTGCTTGCTCAACAAATAATTCATTTGTTTTACCAACAGCAATAGCCTGTTCTAATGTTACATCATTTACATCAGCAATATCTTGTAATGCTTTACGTAATTTTTGAACAGTATCAAGACCTTCGCCAAAACCAGAACTTATCATACTAAGCTGTTTACTTACATCATTAGCCTTATTTAAAAATTCCTTCATATTATCTACAGCTATACCAGTATCAACTGCTATAGCACCAAAGTCGTCTTTTAAACGTTCCATACGCGCATTCTTTAATGCACCAATAGCAGCAATAATACCAACAACACCAACAATCACACCACCAATTACTGCGGCTACTAAACCAAAACTTACTATAATAGGTGATAATAATATACCTATACCAATTAAGACTTTCTGCATTGCAAAAAGAGCTACAGTTAAACCAATAGTTACTGCAGCTACAACACCGATTGCAGTACCAACTGCTAAAAGACCAGAAGGTAATTTATTAACAAACTTAACAATAGCAGTACCAGTGTCAACAAGACTCCTTAATGTTGGTTCAAACTCTTTAGCTATACTTATCTGTAATGCCTCTTCTGCATTTTTAAATTTATCAAATGAACCCTGAAGTGTATCCATCTGAATTGCCATAGCCTCAAAAGCTCTATTAGTTCCAGTAACAGCTTCAGTCATTTCAATAATACCACCTTTGGCGGTACTGGCTGATGATACAAGAGCAGCTAATTGAACACCTGATACTTTACCAAAAATGGCTGCAGCATTTGTTGCATCAACACCTTTATCACGTAATGTATCAAAAATATCAGCTAATGAATTAACTGTTGGATTTACTTCATTAAAAGTTATACCAAGTTTTGATAATTTTCTATTTACAACACTTGTTGAATCAGCAAGATTGATTAAGATGGTCCTCAATCCACGACCGGCTTTCTCACCACTAAAACCTTTATTATAGAGTAATTGTAATGCACCAGTTGTTTCTTCAACTGTTAAACCAAGGCCTGCAGCAATAGGACCTAAGTATTCAAATGACTTAGTAAGTTTATTCATAGTTGCAAGAGAGTTAGTAATTGCGGCAGTGAATACATTTGCAATGCGTACTGATTCTTCTGATTGTAAATTATATTGTTTCAATACAGTTACAACAGTTTCTGTTGTTCTTGCTAAATCAGAACCAGTTGCTATGGCTAGAGCATTAACACCATCTAAAGCTGCAATTGATTCAGCAGCACTAAGACCTGCAGATGCTAAAAAGTATAATGCATTTGCTGCAGCACTTGCTGTTGATCTCGTAGTTGCACCAACTCTACGTGCAGCTGCTTCCATGTCATTTAATTCTTCTGTGCTAGCACGGGCTACAGATTGTGTATTTGCTAATGACTGTTGAAACTTTGCAAATACACCAATCATGTCAGTGAAGCCTTTAATAACGGCTCGAGAGGCTTTTAAAGCTACAGCAGTAATAATTGCAAAGGCTGCAGTATAAGATAGTTCAACTGTTTGAGCATTCTTCTTACTTTGAGTCGCAACACTCTTACCAAAATTATTCATTTTGCTTTTAGTGGCGTCGAGTTGTGAATGAAGCTTTTGAAAATCGAGTTCTATCTCTGCTCTAACTTTACCAACGTCTGGCATTATTTCCCCTTACCACGTATCCATTTCATACCATTCTTTTCAGTTTTCTGCATCTCACGATATTCACTAACTATAGTTAATGCTGTTACATCAATATCAACATTCTGTTTTTCTGTAAAAGTTCCCTGCAAAAACTCAGAAGGTCTTTTATTATATCGCTCAGCTAAGAATCCTACTTTTAAAAGTATATCTTTTGTTAATTTATTAATATCAGTTGCCTGCTGTTGTAATAAAATAGCTACAATATAACTTGTAAAATCTTCTGGTATTAAAAATGCTAATGCTAATTCATACCTTTCAAGTTGTTCTGTATATCTCTGTTTCTCAACCTCACTTACTAATTTTGGAATTAACTCTTTTATATGTTCAATTATTTTCTTTGTATCATTATAAAAATCTTTTGCCATTAGCTCTTGTTCAAAAAATTCAAATGTTGGATGTACAAGAGCTAAACGTAAAAGATTTTCATGTATGTTCTTTGTTGCCACCATATCTTCTATTGTAATATCTTTAATAGCTTCACCAGCTATAGCTGTGATTTCATTAAAATCACCGCATGATGTTACTGCAACACTATCTAATATTCTAATTGTTACTGGTATCTCAGCACCATTCCATGGTGCAACAACTACTACCTCTGTATTTACTGCAATAAACTGCTTATAATCTTCTTCAGTCAGTAACTCAATTCTTGGTTTTAATTTCATCATATTTAATAAGCAGGGAGTTATTAGCTCCCTGCTATTTCCTTTAGCCTACAGTAATACCAAGTGCATCAAATTGTGGCAATGTTAACGAATCTTCTGTATAACCTGTCACTTTAACTCCACCTTCAGTTATTTCACGAACACGAAGATTATAAAGATATGTGGCCCATGTCTTAACATCATCTGTTAAGTCACCTTCAATACCATTACAGTTATTAAGATTCAATCTCTTATAACCAGTCATGTTATTTCTCAGGTTAGAACCCTTACCATATTTTGCTTCATAAATTTCACCAGCGAAACCCGGTAAGTAAACCTGTGAACTATTAGGCGGTGTATAACGATTTTGAATATCAGTTAATGACTGATCATTTGTACCACCCTGAATAAGTTCTTTCAACTCCCAGAGTTCATCTGTGAGTGCCAATGCAGGATTAAGACCTTTCATTAAAGCTGCAACTGTCATTGTGATAGTACCACCATCACCTGACTCAACTTCAATTTCTTCAAAATCTTTAATCTCTTTTGGTAGACCAATAGCTCCCTGATTATTAAAACAATCAATGAAGTGTGTTCCAAAACCAACGGCGTTTCCTGTGTAAGCACCGAGTTGTATTACTACAACAATATCTTCAACAAGACTCGGACCAAACTCAAGATAGGTTGCTGTATCTGCTGTTTCAACAATCAAAAGTCTACCAGTCTCTGAATCTTCAGAAGCTGTAAACACAACAGAAAAAGTAGCATCAAGATTAAGTCCAGTTACAATTTCTGCTACAGTTGCGGCAGCTGGAACTGCAATTGTCATTGCTGTAAAGTCTACAATAATCTCAATAAATACTCCCTGAGCATTAAGACGATATGACATTGTTGCTGCAGATGTTAATGCCGATACATCAATTGTGCCAAGAAAACCTATCTGGCGATCTATAGCTGGATAAGTTCCATCAGGATTAAGTCTTCTCCAACGAGAACCTTCGACTGAAAAAGATGTTTTGCGGTCAAATGTGTAACCCATTATTTTTCCCCCTCATTATTTTCGTCCAGCTGATCTACCTTAGGTTTTGCTTTACGCTTGCCATCTTTTTCAATCACTGGCTCTATATCTCCAAATGCTGGAAATAATTTTGTATTAAACTTAATTGACGAATCAGATTCTGCCAATAAGTTACCATTTTTCATATAATATTTATACTTCATTATAGGCCCCTCCTTGGCACAAAGATTCTTCTATATTTACTAATGCTACCATCATCATTACCACCAGTGATACTTCTATCATCATTAGGTTCTGACATGATACTTAAATATGCAGTCACAAAGGTTTGAAAAGTGTAACCTTCATTGTCAGTAAGCCGTTTTCGATTTAACAATAATGGCAACTCATTTTCAATATAAGTATTCAATTCATTGATATATCCTGTTGGCCAATGAGCCTCAACTACAAAAGGCATTACTGTATTATCTGTTAAATAATATGCGTCTACTGCATAATCATCATAGACAACAATATATGGCTCAAGATTATCATCAGTATTTCTACCATTTAAATATGTCTGATAATTTCCACGAGTATATATAGTAACTATTGAACCTGTTTTTAATTGGTCCATAATTGCTTTTAATATCATGTAGTATCTCCATATAGACGTTTCAAGTCAGCTTCAATCATTGGTAAAAATCTATCAACCATTGCTGGGAAAGATGCGAACCTTCCGCCATAATCTTCTTCTAAATTTTTAGCATACCAAGTATCATTTGCAAATGTGATACCCATTCTTGCTCCTGGTACTTGCCAAGCCTTTGCAAAAAAGCCTCGTACAGCTTCAAATGTATGATTCGTCCAAAACATACCTTTTGTTTCAGCAGAAGCACTTCCCTGTACTTGTATAAACCATTTCATAGCTTCTGCGGCATAATGTGCAAAAATATTATATGACTCTCGTTCATATTCATCAAATGTTTTTGAAATACGTGTTACGACTGCAGCCATGCCTACTAACTTAAACATTATCCACCTAACTCTAATTGAATAAGAATATTTGAAGCAATACCTAATGCTTCTCTTTTTGGTATAAATAATGTATGTGCATGCATTGAACAGTCATTAGATAATACAACAGCAATCTTATCATTATCTTTGCCATCTTCAATAACAACAGGTTCATCATCATCAATCATAATCAGTTCTTCAGCCATTGTAGTCTCCTATGTCTCTACTAGTAATTTGTTCAAGATCACATAATCTATATGTTATTTCACCAAATATTCTTCTTTTTTCTGGTAATTTGGTTTTCCATTTTTCATCATTATATTGAAAAGTAATACCTTTCTTTAACCAGGTGGCATCCCATTGAACTAATAAATAATATACATCTTGATAATCATAAGGTGTTCTTGAACCAGTTACAATTGGGTCTGGTAACCTTCTACGACATACGCGACCTATACCCAATATTGTAGGAACTGCAGTCTGATCAATGTCAGGTACTTGAATACCATAACCATTATCTTTAGTTGGTCTTACTGGCGATGTTATAGTGATTTGATTCTCACTAATATATTGTATCATAGTCTCGCGTATGATCAAATAACTCATCTTCCAAAAGCCTCTTCTACACCACCTACTGTAGCTTTACTTACTCTTATGGCACAGGAACCTTGACCTTTAATGTCATCACATCTTTGTGTATAAAGATTGGCAGCTCTCTGACAAGCTAATTGCATAGTTCCTGGTTCACTATATACAAACTTCTCTGCACCAGTATCAATCTTCAAAGTGCCCTTCATTGCTAAACCAGCTTTACCTAATAGCTCGTTCCATAATGCAGCTGCAGCACACTCAGCATATTGATACTCGTCTAAATAATCTTGGAGCAATGTTTGATCACCAGCAGCCTGATAATATGGCTCCATAAATCTGGTTAATTGTTCTAATGAGTCAAATGCCATGCTACTTGCTCCTATTCTAAGAAGGTGATGCCCGTGGAATATTCAGGCACCACCAAAAATGACAATGGTTAAGCTAATCTTACCATGCGGAAAGTGTAGCTTTCTGGACGAAATTGGCAAGGCCAATATCATTATACATAGCTTCTGAAAAATACCATGCACGTTCTTCACGAGCCAGAGTTTTGACATCTGGAGTTTTATCAATTTCCATAACAAGATTTCGCTTGATAGGAATTTTGAAATACCGGTTCGGTTTAATCAGATGGATAAAACCATTGGTTGCACCACCATAAGTGATGGTTTCGTTTGGCATATCAATAACTTCACCATCATATGCAATCAACCGAGTAATCTGACTCAGCGGACTGTATTTTTCAGGTGTTGAATTACCAAGACCACTCATCACGTGTGCAATATGTCGGATATCTTGTGACGTACCAACACATACAAGGCCCTCAGCAACAATCTTTCGTTTGGTGATAGGATCAATTCTTTCACCTAAACCATCAATTGTATCCATCAGAGTATTCATCAGTTTTTCCTGACGAAGTGTACCAACAGAAGAAGCTGCAGTCCATTTTGCAGTACCAACAGTACCATAATTAGCTGCAAAGATCGGAGCCATAGCAAGATCATCTTTCTTTGCTGAAAAACCAAGAGCAACACCCTCAGTCAATCTTGAAAGATCATAAGTACCATCAAAGAGAGCTGCAAGAAGAGTCCATACAAACCCAGCTGCGTATATCTTCATTGGTATTGTGTCATACTGACCACCGAGATTCTGGCCTAATCTTACTGACTGACCTTCGCCGTTGTTTTCTTCAAACACTACGCCATAAGGAAAGAGTTCAGAAGGTCGAACATCTTTAGTTGCATTCGGCATCTGTAGTTCGCTATAAATGAACTGCCGAACGGTTGGATTTGCTGCTTTTCTGATGGTAAGATCAAGTCTTATCGCATCAAATAAATCAGACCAATTATCATTCAGTGTGTTCCCTGTTGAGAAAACACCCTTTCTAATTCTATCATTGATAGAACCACGTTTGCCAAAAACATAATCAAGACCACTCTCATACTTACCTGAGAGAACAATTGATCGCATCTTGCCGAGACGTGTTGCACCATTGATTGCACTTACCATGCTATCATCTAATGGTATACCCATCTTTGGAATATTTGCACCAAATGCTGATTCAACAACATCAACAGGATTTCTGACAACGACTTTTTTACCATCGAGCATTTTCTCTTCAAACTGAAGTTTCAGGATTGCTCTGGATACCATTAAGTCCATCTAATACCCTCCTATTAGGTTACTACTAAGCCAGTAGCGTTTAGATTCTGTTTATAAGGTCGAAACCCTACAGACACACCATTGTTGACAACAGTACAAGTGCCAACTGCAACATTACCAGAAGCACCTGTTACTTCCAGTACTTTATTTACTGTATGGAAATATACAGGGTCACCAAGAACAAAGGTATCACCAGTATCAATCTGATTGGTGTTTATTTCCCTCTCAGAATCGAGATTGATGAGGCCTACTGCACCATTTGCGATGCCATCGAAAGTTCGTACTTCACCAAACATTGCTGCGATCAGGACGAGCTCAAGATGTTCTACATCATAACCGAGATCATTAGTTACCTCGATCTGCTTTAAACTCATATAACTTTCTTCAAAGTTATAATTAGGTTTAGCTTCAGTCATCTGTTAACCCTCCATTGTAGTTGATTCAGTTTCGGAATTAATTTCCTGTTCAGAACCACTTGGCACGAAATTCATCGCACCGGCAACTTTGCCCTGAATTGACTTGAACACTTTCATGCCAGCAACTCTTTCGACTTCAGCATCAATAGCTTCAGTATTACCTTCTTTTAATACGAAAAGAGGTGTTGCAATTTCAATAAGCACGTCTGTTTCAAACTTGCCTTTAATTGCACTTTCTTTTAATACAATAAATGCATCCTCTTTATCCTTGACAGTTCCGGCAACAAATTCTGTTATGTTACCAACTGTACTTTCTGCGTCATTAAGCCGCTTGAGTGCAACTTTCTGCTTTGAAGTCATCACGTCGATACCCAGTCCGCTGGCTACTTCTGAAAGCGCCAAACGCCCGGAATCAATCAGATTTTTCAAAGTAAGCATTTGTTCTGCACTTGTGGCTACTAATGTTTTTTCACCCATCTGCTCTTCTCCCTTTTTGTCGTTTTCACCAGCATCAGCTTTAAACGACGTTAATATTATTGCTGCATCAGAACCTACCTGATCGGCTTCAACAAGCGCGTTGCTTTGGGCCTTCAAAGATTCAAATGCAAAATATGTTACTTCACCAGTATCCTGATCTACTTCAGTTTTATACTTCATATAATCAGAAGTGGATGTGCTCAACATTCCAGCTTTTATTTCTTTAGCAGTCTGCTCTGCGAGTGCTTTCTGAGATTCAGTTATACCTTGTAACATTGTATTACGCAAGTAGAGCACATCGTTTTGTACTAAACCGCCTACAATGTATCCATCAGGTAAAGCTCGCATCTTATAACCAACACCTTGATCAGCATGACCAGGAATAAACATTGGCTTTGGCACTGCTTTAACTGCCTTAACAAATGATTTCGCCCACTCTTCTGTGAGTACTACTTTTGTCCAAGGATCTGGCATTGCGGGATGATCTTCACCAAGTTCAACTATGTTTACAAACTCATAACCATTCGCTTCACCTACAAGATTCTTATAAGCAGCATTATTGCCAATAGGCACATCTTCAACTTTGGTGAGTACTGAGTCTTTAAAGTTTGAAACTATACGTGATTTTAAAATCATTTGTGTTTCTTTTAACTCACCCATTAACCATCCTCCTTATCAATTCGTTCTGTGCATTTATAATAGTTGTCTGAACTATTCTAAACCATACAATTATATTAAAGAACCATCTTGGCTCATATAGTATCAAGATATTCTCAGGTACCGTTTTACGGGCCACTGGTCCTAATTGATTAACACCAAACTTTCTTATATATTTTCTTAACTTTATACGATAAGCATCACGCTCGCGCCAGAAAGTCAGAACTTTCTTAAGCTCACTCTTCAGTATCGTCCGGTTCAGCTTCAGACCCGCTATCTGCTCCTTCGTTATTGGCTTCTTGTTTACGAGAATTATTTTCCTTAGTCTCTTGCTTCTTAATCTCACTATCTTTTACCTCCTGATGTTTTATAAATGTCTCAGCCATTTCAAAAACATCCAATTCAACTAATGTATTATATATTTCTTCATTTGTTACATACTTACCCATTTTCTCAAATGCCTTAGCAAATGCTTCAACTATCTCAGACTGTTCCTTGACACTGGCAAAGTTTGGTTTTGGCCATTGCATTGTAATATCTGCTTTTAAATTTTTAAGATTAACAAAGTTATATATCATGATTATAATATCATATACATCAAGCCATGGTTGTGTTCTTTCTTGCTGTTTAGCTTCAATCTTCTTAATCCAAACAGGTCTGTATTCTTTAACTGATGCTAATGAAGTTCCAATATTAGCACCAAAGTTAATCTCAGGGGTCTCTGAACCCTCAACAATATTTGTGAAAGCTGTTTCTGATATACTATTAAAATCACCAGTGGTCTTGTTCAAGTACAGATAAGCAACATCATCATCCAGACCGTTAATAAACAAATCACGATCAGCCATTGATATTGAGCCCTTGCCTGCTGTTATATTGGCATATGTCCCGGAACCAAAGTTATTATCAACCCATTGTGCAGGTTTTGCAGTTGTAACCTTTAATTTAGGATGCCCATCACGACTCTGTGCAGCTCCTGCTTCATATGTTAATTCATGATAGAACTTTAATTGAGGCTCAATACTTTCAATGTCAGAATGCCCATACAGATCGCCAATATCACGATCATTACTAAAATGTACGATAGGCAAAATACCAAAGGGGTTACGCATCTTTTTAATTTCACTTTTACTACCTTCTATGGTCATAATCATTATATCTTTAGTAATGATATACGTAATTGTTATAGTCTGATTTGCTTCTGTTGGTGTATCATAGTTCACTGTTTCAACAAGCTTATAACCAAGTATTTTCTTAGTTATAGGATCAATGAATATCTGATTTACAACATCAATAGGAATATGTACAAGTTTAATAACTTGATCTTCATCATCCCACTGAGGCCAAACAAAAATATCACCTTCAATGTCCATTGACTTGTGAACTTTTCTATAGTCTATTTTTACATCATCAATTACACTAATCACTTTTTTATTATCAAACAATGTTGGCATACCAATAAAGTTTGCATTATTATTTATAATTGGTTTAACAAGATGAGCTGCCAATGTATAATACTTATTTGTATTATGATACAATTGTCTTGCTAAAGTTCGATCTGTTTTTATTGGATTGCTATAATCCTTCTCACCTTGTGTTTCACCTTGTACAACTAACGTGACATTCTGTTGCTGTGCATTTGAACCAAATAATTTACCAAGCCATTCTGTTACACTCGCCATTATCTACCACCATATGCTGACATGCCCTGTGCTAAACCTGGTACTGAAATTGTACCCTCTGGTTCATAATAACACAGAACTAATCCATCAGCTCTATCAGGAGACTTATGTAATGCATGTGTGTGTAATGCAAATTCTTTTTTAGGTTCCAATTTCATTACTTCATAGCCTCGTTTTCCATTTATATAGCCATACTTTCTTGTATAAAGTTGTATAGCTAATTCTTCATCTATTGGTATATCTGCAAATTCAAGCTTTTCTTTCATCTCGAAGTACATTTCAGTTACAACATCTTCATAATGCTTTTTATCTTTTGGAGTCCCACCAAAATTAATTCTGAATACATTATAACCATCATCTTCTGCAAGGTCAGCTACTGCTGAACCAAGATGCCCATTATCAATATTTATAAGACTATTCTTAGTTGCGAATGTCTTCAAATCTCTTAATGTTTCAACTGCACCCTGATACCGTGCTGTGTAATAATCAACAGTCTTCATATCAATACGCTTGTAGAAAGTTATTTCATCTCCACCTTGATGCGCAATATCTGCACCAATTATCGGTACACTTGGCCTGGGCCGCTTGATGATTCTTTGCTGTGCACCTTCAACAAGTTCTGCAGGACAAACAAATGTTTCATTGGCGTCTGCAAGTACACCTTCCCAGATATGATCGGCACGGTTCACATCCCTTTTATAGTCAGCGTCTTTCTCTTGCATCAATGACTTTGGAAACCAAGGATTATCCTCCCAGTTTAAAAATAAGACTTCTGCACCATCATCTGTGTTTCTGATATAGTCCACGTATACCGGGTCACTGGAATAGCGAGGATTAAAATCCCACCAGAATACTGCAGTCTCCTTTCTAATCGTTGGTCTCAATATATCAATTGACTGTCTAGATATTGACTGTGCCTCAGCCACCCAACATCTATCTGCACCTTCAAGTGACTTAATACTGTCACTGTTATGCTCATGCAAACCGGCGAATACAAATTTCGTGCCATTAAGGCCACGAATCTCAGTCTTCGTAACCTTATAAAAATAACCCCAGCCAAACAATTTAATTGTGTCGACAAGCAATTTCTGTACTGAGTACTGAATTGACTTCTGGACTTCACGGACACAAACAATAAAAAGTTCTTCTGACATTCCTTCTAATAATAATATTCTTGCGATGGACCAAGAGGCTCCTTTACCACGACCACCATAAACAATACGATGTCGTTTATCGCAACCAATAACAAGACGTGTATGTATCTTCTGAATAATTTTTACTGTTTGTTTCACTTCTCGTCCTTGTCAAAATCACGACCTTCACCTTCTAAGTTAATAGTATCAGGCACGGGTGATTTCTCACCTTTGTCTGTATTCTTGAACTTCTCTGGCCATAACAAAGCACCAAGATCCATTGCTCCTTTATGAGCTATTCGTTGGTCGTTATCTCCCATACTTGTTACTACAGTTGATATGATATCTTCTCTTATTTCAGCATCTTCATAATTGACCCGGAACATGAATGACGTGTCACGTAATAATAGAGCTTTTTCATCAGAAGTTAAGTCAGCTTTCATCATAGCAATATCAAGATCATATGATCTCTTATAATGCATAATGACTTCTTCTTTCTTTTCGTCTAAAGGCTTCTGCACGTCACGTCCCCTATTTAAAGCTATCTGAATCTATAAAAATAGACTCCTCCATAATCATTATAATTCAGCATAAGTCATATGTCAAGAGAATATATCATTTTTTCTATATATTAGGTTTAATAGATTATTATATATAGCATATCTGAATGGCAGATGTCTAAAATGTCTAAAATGGATTAAAAATCAATCTTCATATCGTCAATGACTGTCAATGATTCGATTTTCAGTGGTGTATCTATATCCCTGATATAGGGATACTTTAGTCGTCAATGACGATTGATCTTTTAGATGAATAAATCTGGGATTTATCTGGTAAATGTGAGAAATATTGAGGTTTAAGTGGTTTTTAACTAGTTTTAAGGGATATTTGAAACATTATATATGATACAGATTGCATGACCCTGGTCACTTGCCCGACACCATCATGGGATATTTTTAGGACATGCGACGTATCTGAATCATAAAACTCAAAATGCACCATAGAGATAGAAGGCTATATAAGGCCCGGGCTATATAGACTTTTCCGAATATACCTGATGATATATATTTCTTTACTTGAATATATAAATAATTATATATATAAATTATTCCATACTCCTGGCCATTAGATTATTATCTAATGATATGATTATCTATTATGAATTGAATCATCATATATGATTTATTATATATATGATCTTTGCTATATATGAAATATCACATGCTCCAGGTTATTAGATTATTATCTAATATTATAATGCTCTATTCTAATTATGAATATAAAATTATTTATACATTGATGATATGATATATTATATTATTTGAATATAAAAATAATTCTATATTGATGATAGATTATTTTATATATGAAATTATCTCTATATATTAAAAATTATAAATTATTCTATATTCTTTATATATATGAATTATTATATATTATAAATAAATTATTATTGATAGTCATTATCATTTATCATTATCAATATATCATTATCCCTATATTGAAAATAGAAATTATTATTGATAATCATTATCAATAATCATTATATATCTATCTATATATGATTATTGCTATATAAGAAATCGTTTTTTTATTTTCAATAATTGATGATTATTTTCTTAAATCAATTGATTTTTTTAGATATATGATGTATATTGATAATAGATTAAATGATTAAAAGAGGTTAATTATGAATGAAAATGAAAAGAAAATGAATAATTTGATTATTGAAAAGAAAAGATTGATAATCAGAATTGACCGATTATTGAATGATATTAAGATTATCAATAATTCAGATCAATATTTAAGAATTAGAAATTATTCTATAATGAAGAATAGAATATCATTATTGAAAGAATTATCATTCTATAAGATTGATCTTGATAATAGAATCTATTATCTTGATTTTCAGATTGATAATGAAAAGAGAGGTTTTTAAATGAAAATGAATAATCAAGAAGTTGATTTTATTGAAAATTATTTTGAGATTGATAAAAAGGTTTTAGTTAGAGAGATAATTCAAAATCATATTTTTGAATTAAGAAAATCGGTTGATGATATTTTAAAAAGTTATATTCAGAATATCGTGAAAATATCAAATATTGATTTTGATAATTTTAGTGAATCAAAAATTATTGATATAATGAAAAAAAGGTTATATCATAATTCTTGATAATCAAAATATAATCTGAGATTGATTTCTCAGATTATAATCAAATATTCAATTTCTTGAATATTTGATTATAATCTTATGATTATAATATTAAATTGAAAAGAGGTTTTTAGATGAAATTATCAGAGCAAAGAATCAATCAAATATCAGAAAAGATTATTGACGAAATGAATGAAATAGTTATAAATGAATTTGATTATCTTAATTTCAATCATCATTCAGAATATCTTGATTTTATAAATCCAATTTTTGATAAGGTTTTAGAAAAATTGAAAATCAATAATGATGATGAATCAAAATTAAAAGAATTAAAAATCAGATATGATAATTTATCTAATGACGAAAATAATGATAATTCAAATGAATTAGATTTTATTCATTATCAGATATTAAAATTAGAAAATCATTAGAAATTATGAGAGATTAAGAAATCTCTCTTGAAAGATTATTTTTAATTAAATGATCTTTTTAGAAAGATTTTTCTTGACAAGATTCAGATATCTATGATATAATGAATTAGAATCAAGAGATTGAAATGGATCTTTGACAATTTAGAGAAGGGAAATTGAATATTTGAATATAGATAAAATCATATATTCGATTGACTCAAAATCATCATGAGAATAAACAGATGATAAAATCCAAAACAAGAGGTAGAGAAATGAACGAATTGACAAAGGATATGACAATGGAAGACAAAGCGAAATTTGATGAAGGCAAGAAAGTCGCAGCCGAAGCCTACAAAGCCAGAAAGGCAGAAGCCAGAGAGACAATCACAAAATGGATTGCAGACGAACCGAAAGTTGATACGAAAGTTCTTGAAGCGATTAAGTATCTTGCAGGTACAGGTGTAAGGTCAGTAAGAACCGGTGTAAGTTTGGAATTGAGAAACTTACTCGAAGCCGGTCCCGTTTCAACCGTAGATATATTCAATAAGTTTGAATATGGCCGACCAACCATGCAACAGAAAATCAATGATTTTATCAAGAAAGGCGAACCGAAAGATAGAATCTGGGTTGCACTTGCAGATGGGAAATATTCCATAGTTGGCAGAGGACCTAATCCGCCTAAAGGTTGGATTGGTTACTTGCCCGTAGTAAAAGAAGAACTCTAAGAGAGTGAGAAGCAGACATGTGGCCCGGAGAAATCCGGGCTTTTTTATTTGTCCCATGTCACAGGCCATAGAGTGTCATCGGCTTGAAGCTTAAAAAGATAGTCAGGTGTACATGTCCCGGCTTGAAGCTTAAAAAGCCAATTATACCTTAAAAAGCATATAATACCCATAAAATAGCTAAAATAACGCAGGCCACGGGCCACAGAGCGTGATTCAGATACACAATATATTATCATTAGTCTAGTTTCAAAAATGTTTGTATACATTGTATACGGATTAAAAAGATTTGTAACAATATAATTCCTTATTATATATAGAGATATACAAAATATATACAATATATACAAAGATACAGACAAATATGAAAACGGCGATATGCCCCTTTTTAGACATTGTTAAAAAAGCTAGTGTAACGTGTATACTTTGTATATATTGCTCCATAAGTCCTTACCCTGTATAGAATTAAAAATATTTCCAATATATACAATATATACAAACTTTTTTGAAACTTGACTAATGATTATATATGATATATCCAAAAAGATACATAAGTCCTTACAACATAAGGAATTATCCTTTTATATGATTTCGTATGATTTCAGAGGTGGTCCTTTATATGAGTGTATATATTTCGTCAATGGAAATATGATGATTAGCCCGGGCCACGTGGCCTGTATCATATATCCAATAACTAGTATCATATGACAAAGAGCAAGAGACATACACACTATAATACACAACAGAGATAGAGACAGCCAGTGACACGTATCAAGTATCCCGCAACCTGTGACACACAGAGAGAGTAGCCTGTCACATAGAGTTGAATCAATTAGATGAATATCTAATTCATCAATAAATCTTCATCTATGAAGATTTTTCTATATATAATTTTCGCTATATAAGAAAGGACCTCATTTATTTTTTTATTTCTCTTGATTCTTTTAGATATATAGATTATAATGATTATAGAGATTTTTTCATTATATAGAAAGGAGAAGATCATGTAAAGAATGAGCAAGAGAGTACAAAATAAATCAAAGGTGACTCACTGCGAGTCACCAAAGGAGCAGATAATGAGTGTAACACTAACAAGAGAACAACTAATTGATCGCCATTCTAATATTGACGGAATAGAATATTATACCATTGAGACAATGGCAGATATAACATATAGATCAGAACAGGCAATTAGACTATTATGTAATAAAGGTAATAGAATTGATAAACTCAGATATATCAAATTTGGTGTAGCCGTATTGATACCAATAAGCGAACTAATAAGATTTCCTTTTGCATCAGCCGGGCGATCTAAATTGGTTATGCGATATAATGCAGATGGTTCTGAGTATTCGGAAATGATAGCCTAAATTATAAAGAGGTAGAGAGATGAAAAGTAAAATAGCAATGCAAACCGTTATTGAAATGATGAATAATGGTTCACTTGATTTTATCAGAGATGAAGCAAGTAATGCTTTTGATAATATGTTAAAAGAAGAAATTTATCGTGCTTTAAAAGAAGATGCTTCAGCTAATTATACAACTGAAGATACCAATCTGATAACAAATATTATTCAGGCATCAATGAAGTTTGATGCTGAATACTGCTCTGAAATGCAGATGATTATGAATTGTTTTATTGAAGAGCACGGGGCAAGTATCATAGATACTTTGTTAATTTTCACTGAGACTCAATTTAACAATATAGATATATTGGCTAGAGATGAAAGAGAAGTATTTACAAGAAGATTGATAGAGAGTAAAGTATTGAGCAAATTGTTTAATTGGTATATTGAAGCTAATAATGAAGATATAGCAGAGATACTTGTTGATAAGATACTTGATAAAATATCATATGAAGTTAGTAAAGCATTAGATGAGGTATAGAAGTGGACAAAGTCAAAAATATGCAAATAGCCATTGAACTAATGAAGAGTAATGATTTTAATTATATGCTCGACAATGCAAGACATGAAGCATCAAGAAAATTGAGTAATAGCATTGACATTTATCTTGAACAAAATAATTATTATGCAGATGATGATTTTGGTGTAGATAATAGTGATAATATTGAGCATGTCCAAAGTATCATAGCTGAATCACTCAAAATAATAGTTGAGCCCATAGCCAGTGGCATGTCACAAACAATTATAAATTGTTTCGTCAAGGAACATGCAACATATATAAATGATACTTTGAAAATATTCACAGAACAATTGAAAGAAGCTAAGTTTATTGATAGTGATAATGCTATATATCAACAATGTGATTTATTTGCAAATAGATTGATCGCAGCAAGACTTGACGAAACATTATTTTATTGGTATATTGAAACATTAGATGGAGAAGAACAGAAAGAGCTCAATAATGCAATATACAATCAAATATTATTAGTTAGTGAAAAGGAGTCAAAATGAACTCAATAATAGTTAAAGATGCGAATGATATGATTGCATTAAGTAACCTGCGGCCTGGGGAATGCTTCATGTTTCCAGAGGCTGATGAAACCATGGTCATGATGGTACTTGAACCAGATACTAGTTGTATCAATGTTGATAAGAGTTCTGAGAATATACCTATAGTTAATTTGGCAGATGGTCATACATTTGTATGCGACGAAATACAAAAGGTATTACGCTACAGAATTGAAATAGAAGCTGTTAAATATTAAATTGATATAAAGAGGTAGAGAGATGATTGCAACAATTAAGTTTGATGTATTAAAGAATAATTGTTTACATAATGGTGATCAACCTGGAGGTTTAACAGGGCAATGTCAGCATTACTTACAAAGTAACAAAACAAGAGACAATTCAAGATGTTGTTTAACTAATTGTCCAACTATACTAAATATAAAGAGGTAGAGAAATGAGTAAAGAAATCAAAGCATTTTATCAGAAGAAAGATAAACCTACAGGCCGTCCTAAGTTTGTTTATGTGAGACTGGCCCCGGAGCAAGCGAAACAGTTCATTGGTAAAGACAGCCATGGACATGTGCAATCATTACTTGGTGATGATATCAAATGCAAGAATAGTATGCATGATGATGAAGTACTTAATACTTGCTCTGATGAAGTACACTTGACAACAGATGGTGCTTGGGATAGATATATTGAAAAGAGACTTTGCATACCAAAGTTTGTCTTCATTGCAAATACTCAGACTGTTCTGTCTATGCTTCTTGAAAAGTATGGTTTCATATTATGAGTCTAAGTATAAAAGCAACATATATCTTTAGTACTATTGTGCGTGAGGTTATACCAAAAGTCTTTGAAGAATGTCGCGAAGACATGATTACAGACTTACAAACTTCTCTCAGAGAAGAGATTGTGAGCTTCTGTGAAGAGAATATTACAGATATTGTGGAAGCTAATACAGTAATAAAATTAGCTTGTGATTGTATTAACATTAAATTAGAGGTAGAGAAATGAATATAACATTCAAAGAAAGTATAAATAGAGTTCAGTTTTCATTATTAGATCATGGCGATACATTCATGTTTGATATGGAAAGTGCTGAAGGTCCATTCATACATATAAAGATAGTCTTAGCTGGTGATTATATTTCATTAGATAAAGATATAACTGCAAAGTTATTAGTACCAAACTATATTGTATTAAATAATGGTCAACCAGGTAAAGCATTACCTGATATTTTAGTCATACCCGTGACCCTGAACGTGGAGGTCGAAAGATGAATGAAATAAAACACAGATTACCTTATGAATTAAAAAAGCATAGTGATCTTGAGATTGGTGAATGTTTTACTTTTAATAATGGACGAATATATGAAGAGCCTATGATGAAGATACAAATAGATACAGATGGTGAGACATTCTATATCAATGGTGATGATTATAAATTGCCAAATGCAGTTTGCTTAAAAGATGGACTTGTACTTCGTGTCCATGAAAATGAATGGCTTGTACCACATAAAGCAACTATTGAGGTAGAGCCAAAATGAATGAAATAAACATACATCTTCCAACAGAGAAGAATAAGTCAATCTTAGATTTTGCATATGGTGAATGTTTCACATATGATACACCTGATGCTGATGAAATATTCATGAAATTACATATGCATCGCAACCTTATATTTGATAGTCCTGATTATGTGCCAAATACAATAAGTCTTATAAATGGAGTAACAAGAACAATACCAAATGATATTTCGTTAATACCTTATAAAATAATAATGGAGGCTTATCCAGAATGACTGAGAAAGCCAAGATACTCTTAAATAAAACATTAAAAGAAGTTGACTTGGCCCGTAACATAGCAAATGCAACATGGCAAATATTGCCACAAATTGTAAGTCAATTGATGATAGTTCATTTTGGTAAAGAATATATGACAAATAACATCAATGAGTTTCAAGAAGTTATGGATGCATTACAACGTAGAATTGATTTTAAGTTTACAATTGATGATCGTAGAATTGAAACTATAGCAGATAAAATTATAGAAATAGCTTTCAAAAATAATAGAAAGAGGTAGAGAGATGGAATTAAGTAATTTTGGTAAAGATTTATTGGAAGGTATTATAAAGACTAAAGTACCAGAAGCCTTTGAGCATTGTAAAGAAGACCTTATTGATGATATAGAGGCTGAACTTCGTGATAAGATAACATTGATGTGTGAAGCTGCATTACCACCAATAGAAGCTCATATGATTATAACAAAAGCAGTAGGTTGTATTGATATACGGTTAATAACAAAGTAAAGAGGTAAAGAAATGGAATTAGTTAAATTGTTAACTGCCAAAGAAATGGCAGACAAAATAGAAGCAATCGTGGTCGGGGGCCAGGGGCAAACACTTGGATTGATGTTAAAACCGAGAGAGCTTGAGCTTACTTACAGAATGTGTGACGCTCATAAAACAATCATAGGCACAGATGGGTTCTTCTTTAAGTGTTACGCATATAGTGAGTCATACCAGCGAGCCTTTGCAGGTGCTAAGTTTGATATAAAGCTTGAAGATGGAACTATCATACATGCCACGGGCCAATGGTGGAATAGCGGATATGAGTTCATCGAAGACCTCTATGGCATTGATATTGCAGGTTCTATTGGTGTATCAACCATGGCTGAATTTGAGAAGACAACAACCTTTCAGACTATTGGTTATGATAGACAAATGATGGCTGCTGTTGAAAAAGAATTAAAAGACCGCTCAACCAAGAAAATTGACTATGTCAGTCTTATAGCTGATATATGGGAGAAACGAATGACTAAGAACCCGGTGACTGAATGATGACTCTTACTGCAATAAAGATAAATCATTGTACAATAGCCTGTCATGATTGTGGTGGTAAATGTTGTAAACAAGCACCTGGATTATTTCATCCTGATCAGTTTAAGAATGATGAAGAGATAAAAGCCTTATTACGAACAGGTGATTATGAAATTGATTCTTGGTATATTGAAGATGGTATTGATATATGGTTTTTAAGACCAGCTAAAGATAGTGAACTCATCTGGAGTGGTACATGTCGATTTTTAACTGATGATGGTTGTGACTTGCCACGTGACAAACGACCAATTGAATGTTTGGCATTAAAACCAATGACAGATGGTGAGTGTAAATCATCTATTGATGGGCATCCAAAAGAAGAATTGGTTTATGAATGGGATAATTCAAAGTTTGATCTATATATATTGAACGAGGAGGTTAATAATGACTGATAAGTTTGAAGAAAGATTAGATAAACTATTCAAACTTGGCCTTAAATATGATGGCTCTTCAATGATCTATCATGATATTAACTTTCATACAACTGATATTACATGTATGACTGATGAACAATTTGAGAAGGCTTTGAAAGGAGCCACTGAAAGAAAGAAGGCTATAGATGAAAACTAAATTAGTCAGATTCTTTATTGTTATAAATGCTTTATGGCTTATACCATGCGCTCCATATGGTATTGGTAAGTTAACAATATATACTAATGGAAATACTTTCACTATTGGTGAAACATGGTTTCTTGGTGCAATATCAATTATAGGTGTACTCATAGTTACAGCTATAATTACAGTAATTGTAGTATTAACTATATTATGGATAAAGGATGGTGAATGATGCAAACTAAAACAATAATACCCATAGAACAAGACCTGTGGCAAGTGACCAGTGAACCGGGAGATGCAACACAGTATACTTATTATGTACATTTAGGCTATAACAATGTATATCATTTTATGCCAAGAAATGTGCAAATAAGATATCCAGCACATCTTACATTAGAAACATTGTGTGTACTTGATAAAAATTATATTGAAGATGATGATCATATTGTAAGTCAACTCGCCAAAGATTTTAATTGTAATCCTTGGACTATTCTTGAATGTATACGAACCGTGAAGGAGCTCAATGATGTACATTGATATAAGGGTATTAAAACCGGAAATATTTGCTGTACCTTCATTCAGTACTGAAATAGCAGTACTTAAACCTTATAATCCTGGTGAATTTATGGATATTGATGATGAACCAATAGCAAGATCAGATATTAATGCAGAACATTATCAGATATATAAAATCGTGAATATGATTGATGATCTTGAAGCAGAAGAGATATTCTTTGTTATTGTAGACAAAGATATTGAAACATATATTGATAGTCAATTTGAGGCTTTAGAAAGACGAAATATTATAATACAAAAGTTGGAGCATGAACTTAGTTGTAGAAAAATTGACTTATCTTTGGCGCAAAAGATAATTGAACTTTATAATGCCTATGGCTTCTGGAAGAATATCAAGATATGGTTCCATAGAAGAAGAGTCGAGCTTGATCTAAATAAAGTTATTGGAAAACCAACTACTTCACATACTAATTATATGAAACTCATAAATAAGGAATTAAAATAATGGCTAAAGAAATAACAAGAGAAGAGTTGAAACCAACTCTAAGACATTACTGGAGAATGAGAAAGGCTGCTTATAAATGCTTAGTTAATGGTGATAGTCTTAGTCCAATGAATATGTCTACACTTATTGGTGAGGATTGGTTTGGTAACTATTGCAGCTTATGTATTAAATATTGTAAAGAATCTAAAGCTCATATATTAAATATACATCAATGTACAGGTTGTCCAATAAAAGAGAATGGCTTTTGTTGCTTAGGCTATGGGTCATTGTGGGGTGCTATGAATCGCTCAGCTGATTGTCAAGAGTTCATTGGAAGATTAACAATTATGGCCAAAATGATCATGAAGTTACCAAGAGAGAAAATGATATGCCCTGAATGTGACGACATGTTACAAGAAGATTGTGAAGTTGATTGTGACTATGATTATGAGTCACCAGAATGTCAAGAACATATGGATAGTGCAGAATGTGAAGATTTAAATGCAACTTGCGAAACATGTGATGGTGAAGGCGAAATCAATGCAAGATAAAGAGGTAAAGAGATGGCTAAAGAAATAACAAGAGAAGAGTTGAAACCAACTCTAAGACATTACTGGAGAATGAGAAAGGCAGCCTTCAACTTTATAGATAAATATGATGAAGTTGACCCAGTGCTAATGGCCAATACTATTGGTGAGAGTTGGTATGGAAAAGATTGCTTCTTATGTCAGAAACATTATAGTAGAGATCTTGAATTACAAGGTGTTAATGATAAGCAATGTTGTAGACATTGCCCATTAAAAGAAAATAGTTTTTGTTGTCTATATGAATTTTCAATATGGAACATTATGAATGATTCAGATAGTTGGACTGAGCTCATTAGTAGTTTAACAACTATGGCTCGGATCATAATGAAGCTACCAAGGGCCCGGGTCACGTGTCCCGACTGCAATGGTCATGGTACTGAACAATGTGGACATCAGTCACATCATATTGAGACAATGTCGAATTGTGATATATCTGATTGTGAGAATGGTTGGATAACATGTAAGACCTGTAATGGTGAAGGAGCAATCAATGCCAGATAAATTAATAGGTAAAGAAGAGTTTGATTGGGCATTAAAAACTATAGATGGTACTTGTCCCTTCACAGATGCCGGAGAAATAGGTGGTGATTGTTTAAGTAGTATAGAACATTGTAATAATTGTATTACAGAGCAAAATAATAAAGAGAGGTAAATAAATGCCAGATAAAAACGATATTATTAAAAAATTAGTGAGCAGTAATTTGCCATATACAATTACAAACTTTAATGTACAATCCCTATCTGATGATATGGTGTCTTTTTCAGTTGTTGGTCCGGCTGTACGTGAAGCGATTAGACAGCCAGAATGGAGAGATTTACAAAAAGAAGATATGCAAAAAGGTGAAGAGATAATCTTTACTCTTAATGAAAAAGGTGTAATTATCTCTCATAATCTTACAGAATTATACGACAAACATGATGGAATAAGAATTATACATAGCTCTAAAACAGGCTCATTTTCTATTCAGATTTTAGATTGATTTAAATAAAACAAGAGAGGTAAAGAAATGGACAAAGAATTATGGTTGAAAGGTGATCTATTGCAAATGAGTAGTCAAGACACACACTTGATCTTTCAAGGTATTCCAACCAGACGTGTTGATGTATATCCTGTTGTGAATGCAGAAAATCGAAATAGAGCTCTATATATTCTATGGACTGATTCTGTAGATGGTTGGTGGCTCTATGAAGAAGAGTTCATTGAGCTTGGTTTATGTACACATGAAGAATATGTAATTAAATTAAGGAGGCAATGTTATGGCAGATAAACAAACACAAGAAGAAGTAGCTAATTTAAAGGTGCTTGCAGACGAAGAGTTGACCAATTTACAATATAAGTTTGAAAGAACACTATGCCCAATATTCAAGACCAATTGTAATGGTAAGGTTTGTCATTCATATTATGAAGGTAAAGTACATCGTCATACTCTTGTTAAAGCCGATAGAAATGTTATTAATTTTCAAGTATATGCACCAAGATGTGAGTCACCATTAGTAACTGGTAGAATTGAGCATGATGGTACACTAGACGTCAGTATATAAAGGAGGTAATCAATGGACTGTAGATTTGGTATTGAACGTGAGCCAACATATTGTAGTCATATACATAATGGTACTTCAAAATGTGCAATGGAGTTTTGCCCACTAAGTTTTACTGAGCTTCAAGAAGAACTTAAATATAAACAAAAGAAATCAAAAAAGGAGAGTGATTAAGTGAGAAGGAAAGTGAAGTCTGAGACCTTGATTACATTTTATGCAATACTGTTAATAATCATTATAATATTATTAAGTATGCTATGGGGTAATAAGATAGCATTAACAAATGTATTTGAACAACTTGATAATACGAAACAATTAGCCTATGACTTAACAAATAAGATTAGAATTATGGAACTTGATGAACAATTTGATTATCTTAATCCAATTCATATTGATGATTTTGTCAGGCCAACATCACCTTTTGGTATACGAACCGTGCCAGATGAAATATATACAGGTGGTGCTACTGAACGAATGCACGGTGGTGTTGATCTGGTTGGCACGTGGCATGCTAGAGTGGTTGCTTCAGCTAATGGAAGAGTAATTGATAAATGGTTTGTTCCTGATGGAAAATATAGAAATGGTCATGCAACGTTTGGTGGTTATATTCGTATCTTACATATTGATGGAAGTATAACAGGTTATGCACATCTAAGTGCTATATATGTACGAGAGGGTGATATAGTGAGCCAGGGAGATGTGATTGGACGAACCGGTAATACAGGTTTATCAACCGGTGACCATTTACATTTCAGTCTGGAATTAACTAAAGATGACTTTGTTAATCCATTAAGCCATATTAAATTGAGGTAAAGAGATGAAAGAAGTAGCAATATTAGAGACTGATCAATGGCCAATCTACAAAATAGGTATTGTTAATAATGAAACTGATCGAGAGATTTATATACGTTGTGATGCTCCAATTGTCAAGATTGCTGATGATGTATATAAGGAGTATATGGCTTTAAAGATTAAGATGCTTGCTATGCAGACATTCTTAAAATTAAGATATAAACAAGAGGTAGAGAAATGATTAGCTATATAGGTTGTAAATATTGGCTTAACATTGCAAATGACAATGGCAAACCATGTATTTATTGTGATGATTATTCAGAATTCATACCCAAAAAGGAAAGAGGTAAAGAAATGAGAAAATTGAAAAGAGGCACAATGGTTTGGAGTAAAGAAGATGGCCGAGGTATTGTAATGGGTCCTATGAGAATATCTGAAGTTGTACCAGTAATGTTTGAAGGTCATAGTGAATCTATGGTAATGGAACGTAAGTATCTATTTGCCAAGGGTGACAAAGTATACACTACGACTTATAAAGGTAATCAAATAGATAACTATAACAAAGCCAAGTTCTATGAACCACTTACACATACAACCGATCTTAAGTCAAGATATACTGTAACTGATAGTAGTGGCACAAGAGAACATACTTATGTATATGATGTTAAGCATTGTGAGGTACATGATGCAAGACAGAATGAACTTCGAGAAGCAAAGATTGCTCAAGCTAAAGCTCGTGTACATCATGGTCAAGCTCAACGTATTGGACAACTCGAATTGAGCATTGAATCATTACCATGCAAGAATATATGGTATCAGAATGATACCGGCAAATATGCAAGTACATCACCAAATTATCAAGAGATATCTAAGTCAGAAATGATACACAGATTGAATAGCATGACAAAGGATGCTGTACTTGACGAAATGGCCAATATCGCAAGACATTATCATATTGGCTCAGGAGATTTAAGAAGTATACTTAGAAGAAAATAACCCCTCCCAAGAGGTTATAATTGTTCTGGAGCAGTTGGCCTAACCAACTATGGTGTGTAGCTCAGGCTGGTACGAGCGCTGTTGATCACGGAGGTCAGAGGTTCAAATCCTCTCACATCATGAGCCTTATATGGCTAAGGAGATAAGAAATGAAAAAGATTTTAAGTTTGGCATTATTGGTATTAGTAATTATGTTGTTTGCTAGCTGTAGTTTGATAGAAACTACTGATGCAGATGTCGCATCCTACAATTTATCTAAAGATGCTGACATGTTCAGGATCAATCGAAGAGTTGTATTCTATAATGGGATTACTGATGCATATATCTTGTCTATAGAGGGAAGAAGTTCTGTAGAGTTCTTTCCTGATAAGTTTGTTGTTACTGTTAAAACAGGCCCTAATGAATACAAGAAGCATTACCTTGGTAGAGCTGATAATGTTTTCCCTTTTGTTGAACAGCTTGATGCCGTACCTGTTGATGTATATCATTATAAAGTAATCTTTAAGCCTTCAGTAATTATACCAGATATAGAAATTAAATGATTTTAAGGAGGCATAGCTATGAAAAGAGCTCGCTTACTAATGCTGTTGCTGATAGCATTGCTGGTAGCTCTACCAGTGGCAGCAGGCACATTAAATGTGTCTAACAACCTATTGATGGTTGAACCAATTGAAACCAAGATTGCACTTGAGGAGGTATCTATCAATTATAATGTAGCTAATGAAGCATTAGTTACTTCAGTTGCTGATATTACATTGTGGCCAGCAATAGTAATTATAATGATGATAACAATGGTATTATTTACCGGTTTTATCAATATGATAAAAGATCGGAACAAATACAAAAACATGGGAGGAGTCCCGATGTATTCGTCGGGGCATACTTGAGTACCTAATCCCATGATAAATGAAAATCGGACATAATAAGATCGGCGGATTGATCATCTGCCGATCATTTAACAAGTGACAGTGGCGTAATTGGTAAACGCACTCAGACGTGAGGTTAAGTAATGCGGAAAGTAATAAACTGCTTTCAGAAATGGGATAATAGTAAACCATCGCCGAAAGGTTAGTAGCATTGTTCTATGCAGGTTCGAGTCCTGTCTGTCGCATATTAAGGGTATGCGTATGCATTACTACTTAATAAAAATCTGGTATCCCTGAATCAGATCAATAGCAACCAACTTGAGTGGCTTAGACCGGTACTGCAGGGAGTACCAATTTTATGGAGGTAGAGAAATGGAAGAAGAAAGGAAATCAGGATTTGATCAGTTAGGAACAATAGATGATGAACCTGTTGCACTTGAGATTAAAACCGCAGTTACAGAAGACATTGGAAATGTTATTCATGATGCTATTGATGACAAGCTTAAAGATATGGAAGTTGGCAAACCTTTAGGCAAGAAACCTGAGAAGAGAAAACCAATCAAATTAAACCATGAGTTATCAACTGAATTACGATGCAAAAGATGTAACACTTACTTTGATTCAATGATAAACATTAAATGGGATAGTGGTTATAAAGGCCGATCATATTGTCCTAAATGTGGTTTTGGTATGAAGGTTGTAAGAACAATGCCAACACGAGAATTGAAAAGACGACCTAATGGTACTGTCATATCTGATAAGAAGCCAAAGCGAAAAGGCTTAACAAAGAAAGAACGTTGTGCTATTCGTAAGCGGGAGGCTAAGAATGAATATAGTAACGAATCCTGATAATGATTTTGTATGCCTTATCTGTGGAACCGATAATAAAGAACCCGTAACATTGATTCCAATAAAGGGCACAGAAAAAGGAAATATTATGGAAGCTGAAGTAATACATATTAAGTGTATTGACTTAACTTTATTCAAAGGTGATGATAGGTTCATGGGTCTACAACAGACCTTTTATACAAAGGAGTCAGAAGATGAAGTTTCTAAGTGATGAAGAATATTATCAGCCAGCAACTGAAGATATGTTAATGGCAGAAGAAGACTTCTATGATTATCTTGATGATGACGATGAATCATATGATGATGACTTTGACGATGTTCAACTTGAAAATGAAGATGATGAAGACGTCTATCAATATGAAGGTGACTTTGATCTTGAGGAGTTTTTCGATGACGATGATTAAATATGCCCAGAAGGTTGCGTTATATGGCAAACAACTCGCTGAACAAATGGAACCTGATATTCAAAGAACAATACTTGAGATAAAGATTACTGCTGTGTATAAAGCAATTAAAGACGACAATTTTAAAGCAATACACAAACAAACAACAGAATTACGAGCAATCATTGGTGTATCTAAAAGAAGAATGGAAGGAAAATGAAATGACTCCAGCTGAAAAGTTCTTTAACGATAATAAATTGACACCAGAACAGAGACAAGTTATGAAGACATTTGAATTGCATAAGAAGTATGGAATGGAAGCCCAGAGAATGGACGAAATATTTGGCTCAGTGAGCGGAAGGTTTAATAGTCAGAAACCAAACTTTACTGTTGAACCAAAGAGTGCATTTGAGCCTAATGATGAAACTTTTAGAGAGCGTTACTCAGGTAAGTTTGATCTTGCTGACATGGAAGCCAGAATCTTTGCACAAATGTCTGCTACAGAAAAAGATAGACTTGGTACTTTAAAAGATGAATACTTCAATGATACAGTTCATAGTGCATCTGCACAGACTTGTGCAGAAAATGATGATCATATGAAGCATAAAGACATAAGAGACTTTTTACATCATTATAGTAACGGACCAAGTACATTTGGTGAAGTTATATACGGACATAAACAGCCATCACCAAAGTTTGCAGAAGGTGGCAAATTACATATGTCAATGAGTGGCAGAATACACACTAATGAGCCTATTATAAGACCAATAAGAGTAGTCAACCCATTAGGATTAACTCATGGTTGCCCATTCTGTGGCACGTGGGATGAAGAGGAGGAACAAGCAATATTAGAAACATTAAATGATGCTAAGACAGCTATAGTAAATTGGAATGTAGTCTGTAGTTGTGGGGCAATGGGACCTGATGCTGATTCAAGAGAAGAAGCTATCAGTCGATGGAACAATATAGAAGAGGTACGAGATGGAAAGTAAAGAAGAGAAAATTGTATTAACAATTAGTAGTGAGTATCTGGGGCACTGGACAGTTTATGATGCTTTAAGAGAGCTGTATCAGAATGCTTTTGATAGGGCTAATGAAGATAAAGATGCAAAATGGTATCATCAATTTGATAGAGAATCATCAAGGTCTAAAAAGATGTCGTGGACTATTGGAAATGTAGAAACGACACTTGAACGCAGGACACTGGTTCTGGGTGAAACATCAAAGAGAGATGTATCATCTGCAATTGGTAAGTTTGGTGAAGGTTACAAGTTGGCAATACTTGTACTGGTAAGAAATAATATTGATGTGCATATTGTAACACAAAAAGAAGTATGGGCATTTAGTCTTGAGTATAATGAACAATTCAAAACTAAAATGTTGACTGTAATAATCACACCAAATGAATTCAGCAGGGCAAATGATATTGAGTTCAGATTAACAAATGTACCAGTTGGTATCTATAATGGCTATACACAACGTAATTTAAAGTTGCAGAAAAGTTTAAAATATCAAGAGACTGAGCAATGTCAAGTATTACTTGATAAAAGAAACTGTGGTAAGATATTTGTTGGTAGCTTATTTGTTTGTGATTATCCTGGTACAGCAACTTATGGCTATAATTTTAGACCTAATGTTTTCCAACTTGGTAGAGATCGTAATATTGTTGATGGCTTTCATGCAAATTATGCAGCATCAGCTGCAGTTATAAATGCAGCAGTTGATAATGTTGAGATACAGACTAAGATACTTGATAATCTTGATAAAGATGATACTAAATATATTGCGAATTATTCTGCAGCAGTTGATGCACTTGGTAAAGTATTATGGGAACAGTTCATTGGAACCAATCCTAATAGTATTCCATACTATTACAATCATAAACAAGATGAACTCAAAAGAAAGTATGTTGGTATACGTACTGTATATATTGAAGAAAGAGTATATGACATTTTGATAAAAACTAAAATGTACAAAGAAGCATTGGCTACTCATGAGCAAAAAGATCCTCCACCAAGACCTGAGACTGTGGTTAATGAATTTTATGATACTCATTATAAAGAGATGCCTGATAAAGTAAGAGAGGCATACACAAAAGATATCATGCTACCTGCAATGAATTGGCAATTGGAGGATTGATGTTTATATTTTGGTTCGTATTAATTGGTCTTGGCCTATCATTATTGATAGGCATAAGAGCACATAATAAAGATAAAGAGGAGTGAAGATGGATTTTAAAACAAAACCATATGCACATCAATTAGAGGCTTTTGAGAAGTTCAAAGATAAAGAGTTCTTTGCTCTGTTCATGGATATGGGCACGGGGAAAACAAAAGTTGCTATTGATATTGCAGCACATAAGTATGAGAAAGGTGAGATAGATGCAATGTTAATAATTGCACCTAATCATGTGCATACACAATGGATTACTGAACAGTTCATTCTACATTGTCCCGTGCCATACAAGGCTTTTATATGGAAATCAAGTAAACGTGGCACACATGGTTATCAATATCAGATGGATAACTTTCTCACGCCAAAGATAGATAAATTAAAAGTCTTTACAGTGAATGTAGAAGCCTTTCAATCAGATACTATAATACCAACTATAAGAACTTATGTTAAGCATAATAAAGTATTTACAGTAGTTGATGAATCAACAAGGATTAAGAATCCAAAAGCAAAGAGAACCAAAACGATTCATAAACTTGAGAAGTATGGCCAACGTTGTATATTAACAGGGACACCAGCAACAAAATCTCCATTTGGTTTGTGGTCAATGTTTGAGTTCTTAAAAAAAGGATTTTTTGAATGTAATTATTTCATCTTTCAGGCCCGTCATGGTGTCATGATGAACGGTATCAATCAAAGGACCGGAGGACGATACAGAACCCTTATAGATGAAAAGACATGGCATATTGTATTATCACAATTGAAAGAGATACAAGAAATAAGAAATGGTCCTTTAATGTCTGATGACTACTTGGCAGTTGCAGAAGGAATGGGAGTCTCTGAAAAGAATGTGAGGTTTATTGAGTATCAAAAAGAATTTAAAAAATATAAACGTCTTGATGAAATAAAAGAGAAGATCAGTGCAGTCACATTCTATGCTCGTAAAGAAGATTGTCTTGATTTACCAGATAAAGTCTATCAACCAACTTTTGTTGAAATGCATAAAGATCATAGAAAGATTTATAATAATTTAAAGAAAACTATGCTCGCTGAATATGCTGGTGAAGAATTGACTGTAACAAACAAGGCTGCATTAACTACAAGACTAATGCAAGTTTGTGGTGGATACTTTCCATATACTGAAGAAGTTGATGTAAGTATTGGCGATCAAGTTCGGACCGTAGTAAAGGTCAAGGCAAAGCAGATTGGTTTAAAGAATCAGAAAATTGAGCGTATAAAAGAAGAGCTTGAAGAATTGAGCTCATTTCCAGTAATTATATGGGCAAGATTTGTTGTTGAATTACAAGCAATATATGCTGCATTGAAGAAGGATTATAAATGCTGTTTATATTATGGTAAGACTCCAGCACATGAAAGAGCTGATATCATTGAAGATTTTAAAGCTGGTGATTATGATATCTTTATTGGTAATCCTGCAGTAGCCGGTTTTGGTTTGAATCTACAAAATGCAACAACTCAATTATTTTATTCTAATAGTTATGATGTTGAAGCAAGATTACAAGCTGAAGATCGATCACATAGACTTGGTGTAAAAGATACTTGTTTATATAAGGATTTTGCATATAAGAATACAATTGATGAAAGAATAGCACGAGCTATTCTGAGTGGTAAAGCAATGAATGACTTCTTTAGACAGCCATTAGAAGCATTGCTTGATGATGAAGAAAAGGAGGTTAAAGATAATGGATAAGTTAATTGTGACAAGACATACTGCACTTGTGGCTTATTTAATTGAAAAAGGTTATGTAGATAAAGACACTCCACATATTGCACATGCAGATGTTGAGGATGTAAAAGGTAAGCATGTCTATGGAATCTTACCAAATTGGTTGGCATGTCATGCTGACAAATTTACAGAGGTACAATTAAGATTGCCAGTTGATAAAAGGGGTGCTGAACTATCATTAAAAGATGTAAAATTTTATATTGTAGAACCAAAAACATATACCATAAGGAGAGTAATATGAGTATAGAAAAAGTAGAAGTTCCTGCATTTCTGTTAGACACAAATGATGCTGGTGTTGATGAAAATGATATGCAGAATCTTGATGATCTGATTCGTCAATATGATTCAGCAGCTGAAAAAGTTGAGAAGGCTGAACAGATATTGAAACTTTATAAAAAAGATTTCAATGAATTGTCTTTGACCCTGATACCACAGTTCTTATTATCGCATGGCATAAGCAAAATGTCATTAGTTGATGGTCGAGAAGTCACAATTAAAGAAGATATTTCTGCAACTGTGTCTGATGAACCAGCTTTTAGAAAATGGTTAAGAGACCGAAAAGAAGAGGCTATCATCAAAGTTAAATATATCTTTGGCCAAATGAAAGATAATGAAATGACAAAATTGACTGATTTCTTATTTACTGGTGATTATGAATTTGAAATTGATGAAAGTATCCATGCACAAACCAAAAAGAAATATTTCAAAGGTCTGATCGCAGAAATTGGCCGAGATAATTTACCAGAGTTTGTGGGTATTTATGATATTCGCAAAACTATTATCAAAATTAAAAAATAAAATCAGTTGTTAACTGATTCATAATTTTATAAAGCGAGCAAGATTCGCAAAGGAGCCGCAAGATGGCTGAAGCAAAAAAAGAGCAGATGGATTTTATTGAGGAGGGCATAGATAAGCTTGAAGGATTTGAAGATGTAAATGCCAAAACAATGGCAATTCCATTTATTAAATTGGCACAAGACCTTACCAATGAAACAAAGAAACAAAAAGATGTATATATTGAAGGTCTTGAAACAGGAATGTTTTTCAATGCAGGTACTCAGGAAATACTTGGTGATAATTTTGATATGATTATCCTTAAGTTTGAAAGAGTATATATTGAATGGAAGCCAGACCGGGGTGGTTTTGTATCTTATCATACACCAGAGAATGCAGAAAGACTCGCAACAAATAAATTAAAATTTGGTCACTGGAAAAATGATGTTGGTAATGAGTTTAATGAATATTACACTTATTATGGCCTAATGGCTGGCAGAGAGGAAGAAGGTTTAATTATTTTTTCAATGGCCTCAACAAATATTAAGACTGCAAAAGTCTTAAACAAAGTTATGACAACACACAAAATGCCTAATGGTAAAATTGCATTACCATATTATCTGATATGGAATGTCAAAACTGCGAATGCCGAAAAGAATGGTCAAGATTGGTTTGCCCCAAAGTTTAGGTTCAAGGACTATATCAATGAGCAGCAGTATAACATTATTATCGGTGAACGCAAAGCATTACCAGATAAGCGTGTAGATTATGCTCTTCTTGAAGATCGCACTGAATCACAATATAGTGATGATGATCTTTAATTAACAAACCTTCCGGTGTATAGGTAAACCGGAAATCTTATACATGGAGAAAATAATGGCAAGAAGACATGGCAAAGATGATGAAGACATAGGTAACACACCACAGGAACCTAAGTCTGTAGAAGAACGAGTATATCATGTATACTGTAAAGATGCTAAAGGTTGCTATGGAAGTGTTAAAGCAAAAAGCTTTCCATTAGCATGTAAAAAATTATTCACTGTCAATCCTGCTTTTAATGCTTCAGTTTTAACCTTAAGTGGTAATATATTGTACGATGGTGAATCACCAAAATTAAAAAAGATGAACAAGAAAAAGGAGTAATATATGGCATTGTTAATGACACCAACACTATGGCAGTCAATTGATTGGTTACAGAACTGTCCTCCGAATTGGAAGACAGATGCCAAGAAATCTTTAATGAACACTCTCTTGAGAAAGTGGGACCCGACCCCTGCCATTGAGCGTGGGATAAAGTTCGAGAAGCAATTATGTCATGGCAAGAATCCACTTGACGAAATTGCACCTGACTTGCAGGATAAGTTCAAGACTGCTTATACCTTGATCCATGGCCCGGGTCATAGTTTCCAAGAGAAAGCAAAGAAATTTGTAATGGCTAAATCTGGTAAGCAGATGAAAGAGTTTCTTTTATACGGCAAGATGGACGTTGCATTTATTGATGTTCCTGATGTTAAAGACCTTATCATTGATATTAAAACTACTGGCAATTATAGAGGTATGGATTCATA